AACCATCCGTGAGAATCGCGAATATGGTCCTGAGATGGTGTCGTAGTAATATGGGTATAAACAAACGAAAAAAGTTTGAACCGATTTGGTCAGTAGTGAAAGGATATGATACAGACTGTGGAGTGTATGACGCGGACGACAACGAAGTATACATATACTGGGACCAATGTAGTGATGTGAGAGAGTTAATCAATACGTGTATACACGAATGGACACACCAACTACAACCAATAAGAACGAAGTATTATAAGTACCCCGGTTCATATAGTAGAAACCCTTACGAAAGACAAGCGAGAAGGAATGAAGATAAGTATACACCGATAGTGTGGAAAGAATTAAAACATAAAATAAATAAAAAGTATAAAGATGGATTTCGCGATTAATAAATTAAAAGATGATGAGGTAGTATTGATAAAAAAGATTAAGTCTTTAAAGGATGGAAAACCTAAGTGGAAGTGTAGTGAAGAACTTAACGAGTTACGGTCCGCGATTAAGTTGTTGGAGAGATACAACGATATAACCGAAAGTGATTTACAAAACGAAGATGAATACTTAAAACAAATCTTTGAGGTACACCCCGCAAAAGCAAAAGCTTAAGTCGACAATCTTAATAAAAATAAATTCAGTTAAATGTATAGTAGTATAGACATAGAGAAGTATAATAGTATAGAAGAACAAAGAAACCAAACTATGAGTGATAATAACTTTATAGAGTGGTGTAAACAATATAACATAGGTAGTAGAGTAGAGATAGTAAGTGAACATAGACTTAACGCAAATGAGTTAATGTCACAATATACTAAGTACACTAACTACATAAGTAAAAGAAATTAGAGTTGGTTTTCTAATGTTTTCATTTTTTTTATTTTAATTACAAAGAGCTCCGAGAGGATGAACCGATATCGTAAATGATGTCGGTTTCTTTGTGCGCATTTTTCAACAAACTTTTTTCGCGGGGTTGGAGGAAAAACGAAACAGTTACCTGTAGCTCGGCAAAAAGTCGCTATGAAAAAACGGGTCGGACCCGTGCGAATACCGGGGTCAATTTTTTTGTGTATAGGAGCTATTTTGACATGGTGTATGATACACACAAAGTGAAATTAACTGTTTTTCTTTTACCTAAGATATACTTATTAATACGATATCGGAATAGGTTGACTTATTTCTTAACCAAAACAAATGAAATATGGAAGTATTAGATTTCGTTTTACACTATCCGTTTTGGGTAGGTGTATTAGTAGGGTGGAAATTATTACCTTACGCAATTACTTTTTTCAAAAGGTTTATTAAATTATAAACTGAGACCCTCTACTTAAAATGTAGGGGGTTTTTTATTTGCATTTGAGATATTTATTGGTATATGAAACTAAAAGAATTATTATTAAATAAGTTAATGGATGAGGGAGTTTGTGAAAGACTACCTAACGAAACGGACAATGAGTTCTTAACCCGTTGTGCAAATCAAATCTATAATCCAATTGGTTCAGTTGCAGATAGAAGTAATGTACCTCTTACAATGAAAAAGAAAATCGTTATTCCTATACCAATTAAAAAGAAATAATATGTTGGCCGAAAAAACATATACCTCTGCAGCAAACGATTTTGGAGTTTCAGTAGGAGTTGCACATATTATACAAAAAGAAATAAAAGAATTAAAAAACAAAAACGAAATTGTAAAGTATAGTGATGATTCGTATATAAACAATGTAATCAATCGTTGTATTGAGATGGGTAAATATAAGTTATTACAAAGAACTATTTATAGAATAAGAAAAAAAGCAGGCAAAAGAAATATCAAAGAAGTTAGTATTTATAGAAAATGTTGGTATTTTATAGCAAATGGATATGATAAAAGAAATAAACCAAAATCCGGAGCGATACTCCACCAAATTAGATAGATACCAAATCTCTGCCACATCCTCTATCAAACCTTTGGATTTACCTTTTGGAGATTTACCAGAAGGTTTGATGCCAGTATTAGAGGTAGATGGCATCATAGTGAATGTAAATGAGTATAAATTAATTTCTCAAGCAACATTAGATTTAATTAAAGAATCTAATAACCCACACTATGATATAAAGATGAATGGTGAAGTAAAAACAACCTCTAATAAAATTGGTACAATCGGACAAACTATCCCCTCTATAACACTCAATATAGATAATTTAATTTCAGTAGGAACGAATAGAGATATATTAAATAGAGTTGCAGGTGTAACAGATGTAAACTATGTATATGAAGGTAGTGTTGTTATAGAAGGTACTTTATTAACACAAAACTTAATAGACCAAATTAACTATACTCTTAATAAGGATATAGATAGACCAATGGATGAATATACTCTTGCTGAATTAAAACTTTCCGATGCAAAGAACTATGATATAACTGGATTAACCCTTGCAACAGCTCAAACGGATGATACAATATTCAATAATGATAAACTAAAAGAATTCCTTATCGGTATTAAAGAAAGAATGAAAGCACTTACTTTAGATTTCAACATTATAAAGGATATACACTATAAAGGTCAAATACCACCTGATTTTCCTACTTATGTTGTTAAAAGGATGGCAACTGCAGAAGATGAACAAGAAGATGGTGATTTTAATATTGTAACCAAAACATCCGAATTAGTAAGTGTCGAAAAAACACCGGCTCAAAAACTACAAGAAGAACAACAACTTGCAGCTAAGAAATTACAAACACAATTAGAAGAAAGTATAAGTGTACAAGAACAAGCACTTGCAGGTGCACAAGCTGCCGATAATAGAACACAACAATATATTCAACAACAATTGGAAGTGACTCGTAATCAATTGGCCTCAACAAGTGCTGCATTACAAAGTGTACAAAAAACATTAGAAAAATAAAAAGTTATATGAAATTAAAGTTATTAAGTGAAAACACAATCAAATGTATGGAACATATCGGAGTAGTGATGCGAATGATTGCATTTGGAACTCTTTCTATTATGGGCCCTCAAACTCCTTTCTTACCTATGTGGATATGGAATACAATCGATGCCGTCATTTTAACATATGCTGCATGGGAAAGAAACAACAAAGCTTATATCATTTTAAATGCCTTTTGGTGTATAGTTGGATTGGTAGGCATTTACACATCAATTTTTGGAAATGGTATCTCACACTAAGTTAATATCAAACATAGTAACCCTTATAATCCTTTCCCCACTACTTATGGTTGCAATGGTTGGTCTTATTATCTATTGGGTGTGTAAGTTTCCGTTTTGGTATATAGAGAGAAGGAAATGGTATAGAAATGAGAAATAGAATGGTACTATCAATAGAAGGTATGTTCTAAAAATTTTCTTAAAAAACGACTTTCTCCCCCTACCCCCCTACCCCTTTATTTGGTAATTTAAAAAAATTATTGTATATTTATTTAAAATAGATTATAATTATATTTATAGAAAGAAATAAAACATAAAAAAAATATGAAAGCAGTATTAATAGCTACGGATTACATTAAAACACCAACAAATGATTACAAGGTTTTAGAAATAAACACCCAAGCGGCAATTATTGCAGATATGGATGTTTTAGACTGGACAGGTCTTACTAACTTTATTCAAAGTAATTCTTTTACAAACGTACATTGTATATTACCAACATACGATAAAAGATTCTCAGTTAAATTAAATCAAATTTGTGATTCTATTGGTGGAATCCAATACCAATCATACGAAACAGGTGATAGTTCTATTACCGTACCATATATTGAAGATAATGATAATACACTTATTATAAGACTTTCATATGATACTACTGCAGTTATTGATGATGAATATGCAAAAGATATGTATAATTTTTTAAGAGCAATAGGAGGCCAGACTTTTAACGCAAAAACATACATACCAAATATTGTTGATGATTTTTCAAATATTGATGATTTTTCATATACATCAAATACACCAAATTTTATTATAAAAAAGAGATATCCAAATTATGATAAAAATTTACATCCTAGATTATACAAAATTCAAAATTTAGCAGAATTAAATGCATTAAAAACGGAAGTTGAAGTAGATACCGAATTTTTACAAGAGTTTGTAGACTCAGAAATTTTATCTGGTAAAAGAACAATTGTTAGAGGTATTGATATTATATATGGTGCCGATTTAAATGTTATTTCAATGGGTGGTTATAAGGTATCAAGCTTTATTAGAGAAGATATTTGGGAAACCACTTTTAACGAAACAGGTAAACTATCTAGCAAAGACAGACCTAAATATATAACTTATTACACAAATCTAACAGAATTAAGTGCATATATATACGATGCCGACCAACTGGTTTTAATGGCAGATGGTAGTAGAAAAGAATTTTCACAATTAGAGACAGGTGATAGTGTAAAATCAATTTCATTATCAACTTTACCTTTGGATGAAACCGAATATAAAGTATCCGAGTGGTCTGGTAGTCACACCGAATTTATTGCAAATTTTGAAGTAAGTGAAACAGCGGTAGTAGTAAAAACAACAAAAACGCAAAACAATTTTTTCATTAAAATAACCTTAGATGGTACAATAGAGTGGGATGATTTACCTGGAACACAAATTCTTGTTAGAGAAGATGATATTATTAGATTCAAACTGGTTAATGAATTGGAAATCGGTGATGTAATGGAATTATTTAGTACCGAAACTGAAACTGTTGTAAGTAAAACTGTAACTGATTTAGAAATTACATTTAAAGAAAATGCAGAAGTCGGTTCAATTGATGTAGAACCACTTGATTTATTTTTACCATTAGTTACCAATACATTTGCAATTATACAACACAATGCATGTAATACTAACTTTTGTAGACAATATGGTCAGGATTGTAATTGGTACTACAAATGTACCGACTGTTCAGGAGTGCAATGTCCAGCTAAATAAATAAAAACAAATAATTATGGAAATTATAAAAAATGATATAGTAGAAATTACTATTGAAGAAAAAACCGAAATTGCCAATATATTTCAAAGTATTATATTGAGTATTAAAAATGATATATTAAATCAATAATTATTTTGTAAATCAAAATATTTTTAGTATATTAGTGTTATGGAAATTAATATTAAAGAAATAACAACCGCATGGTTTGATTCGTTTTGGGGTTCAAAAGAACAAAAACTCTTAGCACAAGATAGATTGGATATATGTCTTAAATGCCCATCAAAAAATGAGTTATTTAAAGATAAAGAATGGTCACTTTATTGTAAAGAATGTGGTTGTCCATTGAGTAAAAAAATATATTCAAATTTAAGAAATTCATGTCCATTGGGTAAATGGGAAGAAGCAGCAAAAAAACATGAAAGTGTTTTTATAAAAAAAATGTTATAGATATGATTGCATCCATAATAGAATCTGTATATGGATTTTTAAGTGAAGAGGATTTAAATTTATTAGATAATTTATGTGTTAATTTTGATATTGACACTTCAATTAGTACAACACCTAAAAAGGGAAATTTCTATTATAGAATGTTTGTAGACAACGAAACTCAATTTATTGATTATCAAACTACTATTAAAACTCACATACAAAAAAAATATAAAGTTGATGTTGAAATAGCTGCTATTTGGATAAATAAGGTTACTTCCGAAACAAATAAAAATGATAAATTTCATCATGATGAATGTGATTTTACGGTTGTATCATATATTAATGATAATTTTGAAGGAGGAGAATTTACATTTCAAAAAAATCAAACTCCACCCACCGAAAAAATAAAACCAAAAAGAAATTTAAGTTTAATTACAAACGATAAATTACCACACAAAGTATTACCCGTAACATCTGGTGAAAGATATTCATTAATAGTTTTTTGTGATATACCCAAAAAAAACAAAAAAACAATGTTATGACGGAAATAAATTTAAATAATGAAGATATAATTTATAAATCAAATTTAAAATTAGAACCTAGATTTGATAAACAAACATTTATAGAAAAATTAATAACTGTTGATAATTTAGTAAAAACTACTAATCAAAAATTTGGTGCCGGTGCACCGGGTAGACAATCAAGTTTGTCGAAAATGTATATACCTGAACTAATCTTTATAAAAGATAAAATTTGTGAACTATTATCTAAAACATTTAAAATTAGTAATAATTTCATAATTTATGATTGGTTATATTATAGTGATAAAGACAACGCTTATACTGGATATCATACTCATGATATATTAGCACCAATACAATCAAGTATTAACCACATTGATAACTTAAAAACAGATTATAGTTTCACTTATTATGTTCAAATGCCAAATAATTTAAAAGATAATCAAGGTAAATTATTTTTTAAAACAAAATCGGGTTATGAATTTTCAGTATTACCTGAAGAAGATGATATTTTTATTTTTCCAGGTGATTTACAACACAAACCAGAAATTAATCCAAATTCTACTAAATCAAGAATAGTGGTCGCGGGTAATGTTGCGTTTTTTGATAATCATATTGCAAAAAGTAAAAAAACTTTTTTATAATTAAAATAAATAAAATGAATGTTATAAATACAAACCCAAAACTATATCTTAAATATATTGATGATATAAAAGGATTTGGTGTTTTTACTAACCAAAAGATTAAGAAGGGGGAATTAATTGAAGAATGTTATTCTCTTTGTGTTGATAAATCGGTTAATGGATTTGACCCTTACAATTTTTATTATAGAGGAGATAGTAGATTATTACCACTTGGATTTGGTATGATTTATAATCATAATAATAGTGCAAATATTGGCTGGAAAATTATTGATGAAAACAAGAAAATTATAAACTTTTTTGCACTTACTGATATTGATATAGATTATGAACTTTGCCATAATTACGGACCGTTATATTTAAAACATAGACCATTATTATGATTTATCAAGAAAAAATATTTACAAAAGAAGAATGTGATAAAATTATATCTTATCAAAATGTATATTTAGATTTACTTTTTAGAGATAAAGAACCATCTATTGATTTAGAAAACAGAAGAATAGATAATGTGGGCATGGTTATCAAAGGTAAAAAATTAGGTAAATTTTTTAATGTTTGGGATATTGTAAATAATAGTGAATCGGAATGGATGTTTGAAAAACTATTTAATTGGTTTTCAAATGTTTCAAAAATTCAATTGAATCCAAATAATAAACCATATGGTTGTTCTTTGCATAAATACTCAAAAGGTGATTCTTTTACAAAACACATAGATTTGAATACTAATTTTCCAGATAGAAGATGGAATTTGGGAATACAATTAAATGAGGATTATACTGGTGGTGAATATATTTGTTATGATAATAACAACAACGAAATAGTATTAAGTAAAGAAGTAGGTACTGCAGTAGCATATAATTCTACAACCTTACATGAAATAAAAGAAATACTTTCAGGAGAAAGATGGTCAATTGTTGTACCTGTGTGGAAAAATTACTTATTAGAAAAAAATAATTTACTATGATTTATTATGAAAAAATATTTACATATGAAGAATGTAAAACCATTATAGGGTATCATAAAACATATAAAGAATTAGAAGGATGGTTTCCAAAAGAAAATATTAAGGGACAAAGAACATCAGATAGGCGTAAATCATTTTCATATGAAGTTTATGTCATTCCAAATAATAATGAAACTGAATGGTTTTTTGATAGATTGATAAAATGGTTTAGTAAAAATAATAATATAAAAATTAACGAAAATAATAAAATACCATCATGTACATTACACCGATATACAAAAGGTGACCTTTTTAAAAAACATATAGATTTAACAAAAGAATTTCATGAACGTAGATATAATTTAGGAATACAATTAAATGATGAATATTTTGGTGGAGAATATAAAGCATGGGATGATAATGATATTGAACATACTTTACCAAAAGAGCCAGGGACCGCAATTTCGTATCATTGTAGAATATTACATGAAATAAAAGAAATTTTAGATGGTGAAAGATGGTCAATTGTTTTACCAATAGAAAAAGATTTTATTATTGAACCAAAACATTTTTTATAATGTCTTTATTAATTAATAATGAATTAATATGGGTATCTGTGCCTAAGTGTGCAAGTTTTTCAATTGAAGTGGCCTTATTAAAATCTAATTTAGATATAATACAACATTCGAAAGCCAATAAAAATCAAAAACACCATACCCATATTGCTTTACACATATTAAAAGAAGAATTTGGTGATAAAAAAAGTATATGTATTAAAAGAGATTGGTTTGAAAGATGGTTAAGTTCTCTACAATATATTTTAGAAAACATAAAACTTAATAATAGTTTGAAACTAATTAAAGAATGGAAAGATGTTGATAATCAATTTATATATGATACATTTACCGATGAGTTTTCAAATGTATTTCATTCAGGAGAAACAAAATCAGAAAATATATGTTATGGTAAATTTTTAAAAAATAAAGAAGAAATAATTAAATTTGACAAAAAATCTTCTTTTCATATGCAGAAATTATCAACACTTTTTTCTCAAAATCACTGGAAAGAAAATAATAAATGTGATTATGAATTTGACATAAACGAAATAGATAAATTTGTAGATTTTATAGAGGAACGATTTGGAGAAAAATTAATAATTAATAAACTAAACTCAAACCCAAAAGCAAAAAGTAAAATAATTATAAATGATGAGTTAAAATCGTTTATTTGGGATAAGTTTGAAAAAAGATATAATAAAAAAAATTATTTGTTATAATGCTCACCGAAAGGATAATTTAGTTAATATGAAAATTTTAAAATATTGGACGGCAGATGAGTTTGAAGTTGCATCTTATAAATGGAATTTATCAAAAAGAAAAAATAGTATATGGAAAGAATCGGGTAGTGATAAAACTCGTAAATGTACTTACACATATAACGAATTAGGTTTTAGAGGTGATAGTATTAAAAAAGATGGATTTAAAATCATGTCTTTGGGATGTTCTCATACTGAGGGTGTTGGTGTAAATGATGATGAATCTTGGCCGGCACAATTCACAAAATTAATTCCGAATGGTGTTAATATGAACTTTGGAACAGGCGGAAGAAGTGGTGATTTTGTAGTAAGATGTTTAATGAGTTATTATGATTTGATTAAACCAGATTTAGTATTAATTTTATACCCACCTATCAATAGAAAAGAAATATATACTGCGGATGGTGGAATTGAACCATATATGGCAACATCTGCATGGGGATATATGGAAGAAACCGAAGAGGGTAGACTTATCCAAAAAAATTTACTTGAAATTCAAAATACTAATCATGATTTTGTAAATTGGTATAAAAACCATCAATTGGTAAAATTATTTTTAGAATCCAAAAAATGTAATTTTATTTGGAATGGAAGTTTAACACAATCACCTTATAAAGATGAATTTAGATATGATGGAGATTTTTTTGTAAATATAATAGATAGAGGTGTTGATGGTAGACATTGCGGCCCAAAACATCTTAAAAATTATGCAACAAAGTTATATGACCATATTAATAATAATTTTCCTAATTTTTTATTAAATGATAAAACTCAATTAAATGTTAAAAAAGATTTAATATAATGAAAGAAGATATATTAAAACAATACATATGTACAACACCATTTGTTTATTTAGAAGTACATAAAGGTGGGGTACATAGTTGTTGTCCGTCCTGGTTACCAAATAAAATTTCTAGTTTAGAAGATATTGATAAAGCGTGGGGAAGTGAAGAATTAAAAAAAGTACAAGAATCAATTTTAGATGGTTCATACAAATATTGTTCAAAAACAGAATGTCCGTATTTATCGGAATTACTTATTACTGGTAGTAAACCAAAAGGATTTATTGATAAAACTAATTTTAATATTAATGATTATAAAAAAGGCCCTACTAATATAAATTTTGCATTTGATAGAAGTTGTAATTTATCATGTCCATCTTGTAGAAATGTTGCAATTATGGCAGATGGAACGGAATTGGAATTTATTGATGATACGATAAATAAAATTGTTGATGTGTATGGAAAAAATATAAAGATGTTATACCTTTCAGGTTCAGCCGACCCATTTGCATCTAAATCTTTTAGGAAATTTTTATTAGAATTTGACAAAAACAAATTACCAAATGTAAATCATATTCATCTACATACCAACGCATTATTATTAACTGAAAAAATGTGGAATAGTTTAGGTCACATACATGATTTAATAAAAACCATTGAAATTAGTATTGATGCTGCAAATGAAGAAACTTATAAAATTGTTAGAAGAGGTGGCGATTGGCAAACATTGTTAAATAATTTAGATTTTATATCAACAATAAAACTTCGTAACAAAAATGTTTCTTTTGTTGTACAAGATACGAATTATTTAGAAATGGAAGATTTTTATATATTGATGAATAAAATTTTTAAAAATAATATAAATGTATTTTTTAATAAAATAACAAATTGGGGAACATACACATCATCAGAATATGCTATTAAACAAATATGGAATGAATCACATCCAGAATTTCAAATGTTTTTACATCAGCTTGATAAAATTAATAAAAAATATAAGTGTACCCACAATATGCATGATATAATTGATAAATATTTACCTAAAAAAATAAATGGTTTAATATAAAATATATCTTAATAAACAAAAAGACCATATTAAAAAAATAATTTAAATGAGAATTGCAATAATTGCTCATCATAGAAGTGGTAGTAATAGTATAAGTCAATGGTTATCAATGGAATTAGGTTATAAATGGATAACCGAACCATATAATATGGATGATGAATATTGGAACCATGACAAAGAAGAAAGACATCAAAATAGTTTAATAAATAATAATATAGTTGTAAAATATATTTATGGTCAATTTACTGATTCAAAACAAATAATTGAAATTATTAAATCATTTGATAAATTAATAATATTAACTAGAGATAATGTTAGAGAATGTGCAATTAGTTCACTTTACACTAAAGTAACAAATAAATATCATGATAAATATGTATTGAATATCGATTGGTTAAACAAAAATGAAAACCAAATAGAAGAAGAAATGTATAATATTAATATAACAAATAATAAATTAAAAAATATAAAAGAAGGATTACAAATAACTTACGAAGGTATTTTTGAAACTAAAGAAGACATTGCCAAATTAAAAGACTATTTAAAATTAAGTGAATTAAGATATGATAATTTTATAGATAAAAAAAATAAATATACAAATACTAAAAGGGAAAAATTATTATAATAAATTTGGTAATGTTAAAAATTTGTCGTATATTAGAGTATTATAAAGAATTAAACTCTAAATTATGAAAACACAACAAGAATTAGAAACAAATTATGACCGATTTATAGGTATAATTAAGAAGTATTTCACCGGAGAAAGATTGGAGAAATTACTCCATATGTATTCCGAAGAAGAATTAGGAACAAACCTTACAATATCCCCTGCATCCGGTTCAAAACACTATCACAATGCATATTTTGGTGGATATATAGACCACATTTTTAATGTATGTAAGAACTCTATGAAAATGAAGGAGTTATTTATTGCACAGGGTGGTATAATTGATTTTACAGATGAAGAATTGATATTTTGTGCATTACATCACGATTTAGGTAAATTGGGTATTGCAGGTGAAATGCATTACCTACCAAATGATAACGATTGGCAAATTAAAAATCAAGGTAAATTATTCAAGTCAAATGATGTAATTACATATATGACTTTAACCGATAGAACATTCTTTACTCTTAATGAATATGGAATTTCTTATAATGAAAAAGAATACTTTGGTATCAAATTAACCGATGGTATGTTTGACGAAGATAATCAAAAATACCTAACAGGTCATAATGGTGCAAAAGCTCCAAGATATAAAATTCAATACATTCTACATTGGGCAGATTGGATGTCTACCGTAATTGAAAGACAAAATAACGAAATTTAATGTCATTTTGTCAATAATAATCCTTTGGTATATTATTTGGACTATATAGGATATTATTAACTAAAAAACATTTATATTATGTACATGATTGATTACAGTAAGTTATTCGATGAATTTTTTCCAATTCATCAACCAAAAGAAAGAACAACATATGTTGCTTCAAAATTTGCAGTAGACATTAAAGAAGATATTGCAACATTGGCGTTGTCCGTAATAGGACATGACCCCAAAGATATTGAAATCAATTGCTTTGAGGACAAAATTGAAATTAAATCTAAAAAAACACAAGAGGACAAAGAAAATCCTTTCAATCAACTAATTTCAGACATCGAAGAAAGAGTTCAAGTGGGCAAAAACTTTGATGGTAGAAAGGCAAAAGCTGAAATTAAAAATGGTATTCTCTTAATTACTATTGAAAGAAAAGAAGAGTCCAAACCAAAAAAATTAACCCCAAAATTAGGTTAATTCAGTTATTTTTCGTATATTGAAAAGGTAGGAGATTAAACACTTCTACCTTTTTTATTATAAACAAATATTTATTACTATGATATACAACGAAAAAATACAAATGTTATTAGAATCTTTAGACGGAAAATTAAGGATTTTACAAAACGGAATTACTGGTGCACAATCAATGACACCAACAGTTGCACACACTACATTAGAAGATGCAAGAAAGATAGTAGAGCGTGTTTCCGAATTAACCAGAATCAATCGATAAATGAATTGGCTTAAATATTTAGTCGGATTTTCTGCACTAATTATTGCCGGATGTGCAGCTTACTTCTCCGTAACGGGTTTAGGTGTTCTATTTAGTGGAGCAGCTGTATCTGTAATGGTGATGGCCGGTGCATTGGAGTTTGCAAAGTTAGTTGCAGCAACTTATCTAAAACAAGAGTGGGATAATATAAAAGGATTTAATAAGTGGTATTTGACCTCTGCCGTTGCATTATTGATGTTAATCACTTCTGCGGGTATATTTGGATATCTTTCGAATGCATTCCAATCTCAGTCCTTAAAATTGCAACAGGTAGATAGAGAAGTTTTAGTTTATACAACAAAAATCGAACAAAATACCGCTCAAATTACTCAACTTAACACTCAATTAGGTAATTTATCCTCAACACAAAACACAATTTTAGAAAAAGGTAAGGTAAATTCTCGTCTTTTACGTTCAGTAGACCAAAAAGATAGACAAGTTGCAACAATTAACAAAAAAATTGGTAATTTACAAGACGAAAATGCTAAAAATAACGAAAAAATCAACGAAATTAAGATTACAAACTTAGATTTGGAGAAAGAAGTGGGTGGATTTAGGTTTATTGCGGAAGCTTTTGGTATGGAATTAAAAAATGTAGTGAAATTCTTCATATTTTTGATTGTAATTGTATTTGACCCGTTGGCAGTAGCTTTAATTATCGCATTTAATGGTTTAATTGAAACTAAAAAACAAAAACAAAGAAGACTTTTGGCGGAAATGGTAGAACATGACCAAAAATTGGGTTTATATGATGATTTAGACTATTTGATGGAAGAAAACTATAAAGGTTACGAAGTTTACGGAGATGATATTATTAACGAAAACAAAAAAGATGAGATTAACAAGAAAAAAGAAGATACAAATGTTAAATCTACTGATGTTGTGGTTGATGCTACACCAATTTCTGAAAATGTAGAAGAAAAACTTCCAGATTTAAAATGGGAAGAATATATGCATCCGGAATTTCCTTGGAATAAGAGAAATTTATGGATAAATAACCCAAAGGCTGTTAATTATTGGTTATCGACTAGAGGTGGTAATGTTAGAGACCTTGCAAGAATTAGAAGTGAAGAAGAAAATACCAAAACTTATTAAAAATTTGGTAATTTAGAATTATTTTCGTATATTACATATATGAGTATAGGATATGCATGTATTAACCTTTCATTAGGTAAAAAGATTACAACGAATAGAACAATGGTCAAACGAACTTTCATAGCAAAGGGATTAGACTATGTATCGGATTTGGTATTGCAGAATGTTACAGACCTCGAACAAATTATAGATTGGAACGAACAAAACGGAATTAAAATGTATCGTATGAGTAGTGATATGTTTCCTTGGGCAACCGAATACGAATTTACTAAATTAAAAGACTGGAACGAAATACAAAAGATACTACAAAGATGTGGTGCAAAGGCAACGATGTATAAACAAAGATTATCATTTCACCCCGGTCCGTTTAATGTATTAGTATCCCCAAAAGAAAATGTGGTATTGAATACGATTAAAGATTTAGAAGTGCATGGTCGTATAATGGATGCAATGGAATTATCTAAAACACCTTACAATAAAATTAATATACATTGCAACGGAGTATATGGTGACAAGATTGCAGCAATGGATAGGTTTATAACTAACTTTGACAAACTATCTAATTCAGTAAAGAGTAGACTAACAATTGAAAATGATGACAAAGCAAGTATGTATTCAGTTAAAGACTTAATGTATATACACAATGCAATAAAGATACCTATTGTATTTGACTATCACCACCACACATTTAACACAGGGGATTTGAGTGAACGAGATGCATTGGCATTAGCAATTACAACGTGGCCGAAAGGTATAACACCGGCAGTTCATTATTCCGAATCAAAAGCATTACATGAAAACAATACAAAAATTAAAGCACAAGCACATTCCGATTATATTACAACCCTCCCCGATACATACGACATGGGTGTGGACATTATGGTTGAAGCAAAACAAAAAGATTTAGCAATATTAAAATTTATATAATGAAAAAATACGCATTATTCATCGGAAGATGGCAAACATGGCACAAAGGACATGAATGGTTAATTAATCAACAATTAAAAAAGGGAAAGAATTGTTGGGTTGCAATTAGAGATGTACAAAAGGATGAAAATAATCCTAAATCAGCACAAGAAGTATTACAAGAATTACAAAAAGAACCATTTTTTACTCAAAATTGGGATAAAATCTTATTATCGATTATTCCAGATATTGAAAGTGTAAATTATGGTAGAGGTGTTGGATATGAGGTTATATACCATGAACCTCCTACTAACATTGAAGTAATTAGTGGAACTAAAATCCGTAAAGGTGAAATTGAAAAAGATGGTAGTAGAGCGTAAAAGACACATTGCAAAAACTATCTCATATCGTATTATAAGTACCATAGTTGGTTTCTTATTAATGTGGTTGATAAGTGGTTCAATAAAAGTTGGAGCAGCATTTGGAGTAGCAGAATTGATTTATAAACCCATACAATATTATATTCACGAAAGAGTTTGGTATAAGTGGATTAAATACGGATTAAAAAAATAAAAACATTATTATAATAATCAAGCTATGGAATTTACATATACAATAGAACCCAATTTCTTATCAAAAGAAGAATGTAATGAGATATTAAATTTTTCATTAAAAGAATTAAAATTAGTACCATCCAAAATTGTTAGTAGCTATATAGATGATACTATTGATACTAATGTAAGAAAATCAAATCAAGTATTTTACCCTTATTATGAAAAATTTCCATTTTTATTGGAAAAAATGACTAAATTATTAAATCAATATATTTTTGTTAAAGGTTTTGATTTAGATTATAAAGATAGTCAATTTCAATTTACAGAATATCATCCAGGTGGCCACTTCAAATGGCACAGAGATGTTTCTGGAAAAAAAATAACAAATTATGATAGGTATTGTTCGTTGGTGATACAATTAAACGATGAATATGAGGAAGGTGATTTGCAAATAAAAGATGATAAAAATAAAACACTAATAGTTGAAAAGGGTGTTGGAAATTTAATATTATTTTTATCTAATATTGAACATAGAGTTATACCCGTAAAAAGTGGGATTAGATATACATTAGTTAATTGGGTAAAGTTGATAGAAAATAAAAATTATAAAAAAACATTATTATAATATGGGAACTCTTTGGGTATTCGGTGATTCTTTTACTAATGGTGATGGGTGTATTAAAACAAAGGGAATTAGAGATGGTGGTACTAAATACTATTATGAATATAAAAAAGCCGGTGACGATATCTGGCCAAACCATTTAGGGAATTTGTTAAATCTAAAAGTAAAAAATTGTGGCATAAGTGGTGCAAGTAATGATAAAATAATTGATAGAATTATTGATGAATTTAATAATTTTAAAAAAGATGATATCGTTTTAATTCAAAAAACATTTTCACAAAGATTTGACACACCAAGTAATAATGAATTAGAGACACATTTTGGTGAATCACTTACTATTATGGCTCAAGACTTAGAAAAAAATCCACATATAAAAAATAAATCAGAATTAGAATGTGTGTTAAATTATGGTGTTTTATTTTCGGATAGTATCTTATTTAAAGAAAGACACAATAAAAGATTTAATTTTATTAAAAATGTAGTGGATTCCAAAGTTTATAAATGTCATATGTGGGATATTTTTTATTTTATGAAATCATTTGAAAACATATCTGAACATACTAACGGTAAAATTATAGACTATCATTTAAGTTTTAATGGCCATAAAAATTTTGCAGACACTTACTATAAATTATTATCTAATAAAACATTAATATAATCTACGATATAAATAAATAAAATACATACTTAAAAAACAAAAAAATATGAAATTAATACTTGACAAAGGTTCTAACGGACTAATAACAAGAGAGTTTGCGGAGTATCTCAAAACTCCTGTGTTAAAATCGGAAATAACACAACAGGAATCCGATGAGTTAAGATTGCAACTAAGTGAAGCTTTAGTAAAACACCCAGGATTAGGTATTTCTGCAACACAAATTGGAATTAAAAAAAGAGCTTGTTTAATTAAATTTGGTGATGAGGAATTATTCTTAGTAAATCCAATTGTAAAAGAAAAATCAAAAGAAGGATTCTTATTTTTGGAAGGATGTTTATCAATTCCATCAACTTTAAGGTCACCGGTTAGAACTATTAGAGCTTCTAAAGTTGTAATAGATACGGACAATTTAGGTGAATTAACATTTGAAATAAATCCAGAAGGAGATGAGGCAAATAAAACAGTTTCAAAAGAAACAATGATGACCGTTATCGTTCAACATGAAATTGACCATTTAGACGGAATTACAATTAAAGATAGAGTATATAACACACAGATTGTCAAAAAAACTACATATGGTAGAAATGATAAGATTGTTATGAAGTCTCCAAAAGGTGATTTGGAAGAGATTAAATACAAACATGCAAACAAATATTTTTTACAAGGATATGAAATCGTTTAATATGGAAATGATATTAATTATACTATTCCTAGTTTTAGGATTTGCAACAATAATAAGAAATCTTTTATTTAAATTAGAAAAATACGAAGATATAATCGAAGAGAATGATAAATTCATCGAATCAGAATTACAAAGAAACGAAGCATTACTGGAGGCATTACGAGAAATTGATACTCGTCAAATGTTTGAGAAGGATGATGAAGTAGGTTCTATATTTTATCAAATAAAAGAAACTATCGAAAAATTCAAAACAAAACAAAATGCCAATTAGAAAAAAAAGGGGCCCTAATAGACAATACTTTACGAAGGATACGGAAGATGCTATCATTGAATATAATCTTACAACCGACCAATATATTAAAGATAAATTGTATAGAGAAAGAATTGCATCTGCATTTGACAAACTTGCAGAGATAGTTTACAACAAATGGAAGTTTACTTATTTCGATGATGACCCAAAAGATGTAATGGCAGAGGTTGTTGCATTTATGATTGAAAAAATTCATATGTATAAAAATGGTAAAGGTAAAGCTTTCTCATACTTTACAATTGTTGCAAGAAACTATCTTATCTTAAATAATAATGCAAACTACAAAAGATACAAAGATACGGATATAATGTCTGGTTTACCCGAATCGTTTGATACTGAAAATAATTTTAGAGAAGAGGAGAGAAACGAAGAGCATAGAACATTTAATGTTAGAATGTTACAATATTGGGATAAACATTTAGAAAACTATTTTCCTAAAAAAAGAGACATGCAAATTGCAGATTCTGTTTTGGAATTATTTAGAAGAGCAAATTATATAGAAAACTTTAATAAAAAATCATTATATTTACTTATTAGAGAAATGACCGGACATCCGACTCATTACATAACCAAAGTTGTCAACAAAATGAAAGAAAGACAAATGGAGTTATATAATGAATTTGATAAAGAAGGTGATATAAAAATTTAATTTATGATACAATTAGGTTTATCAGGATTTTACCACGATTCAGCAGCAGCTTTAGTTATAGATGGTAAAGTTATATGTGCAATTGAAGAAGAAAAACTATCCGGCGAAAAGCATGATAGTTCTTTTCCGTTTAAAGCAATTCAATGGTGTTTAGAATACGCAAAGATAACAATTGATGAAGTTGATATGGTTTGTTGGTATGAAAACCCAAACGATAAATTTGAAAGAGTTAGAGAAACGATTGGTAAGTGGGGTGGTTTAAGATACCCAATGAAATGGAGACAATTCTTAAAAAGATGGAATCAATCGGAAGGTAATTTAAAAGGAATATTAAAATCAATTGGATATGATGGAGAAATTTTATATTCATTACACCATCATTCACATTTAGCACTATCTTACTACACATCACCATTTGATAAAGCAATAGGTTTGTCAATTGATGGAGTTGGTGAATCACATACGATATATGCAGCAATGTGTGATGAGTTTGGTTTTCATAAAATACAAACATTACACTTTCCACATTCATTGGGATTGATTTATTCAGCATTTACTGCTTATTTAGGATTTAAACCAAACGAAGGTGAGTATAAAGTAATGGGCCTTGCTCCATATGGTGATAATGAAAAATATAATAAGATATTTGATAAAGTTGTTACTACCGGTGGTGAAATAGACATTGTAAAGATGGATATGTCTTACTTTACATGGCATACATCGGATAACGATATGTTTAATGATAAGTTGATTGATTTAATTGGATTTCCACCAAGATTCAAAGATGAACCAATAGAACAACATCATAAAGACTTAGCTGCTTCATTACAAAGATGGTATGAAGCTGCGTTATACTTTATTATCAATAGAATTACAAATACTTGGGAATGTGAGAATTTAGTATTAGGTGGTGGTTGTGCATATAATGGAACTGCTAATGGTAAAATTAAACAATTCACTGCAATTAAGAATGTATTCATTCCATTTGCTCCATCGGATAGTGGTTCTGCAATTGGTGCATGTTTATATCATTATCATCAAACATTTGGCAATCCCAAAGTAAAAGGTGGAGATAACCAATCACCATATTTGGGTGAGGAGTGGAGTAATCCTGAATTACTTAAAATTATATTACAAAATCATAGAAGTAAGGTTGTAATGTATGATACCAATGATGTATTATGTAAAGAAGTTGCAAAGTTAATCAATGAAGGTAATATTGTAGGATGGTTTCAAGGTAGAACTGAATTTGGTGCAAGAGCATTGGGTAATCGTTCTATATTAGGTAATCCACATTTGTCCGACATTAGAGATAGAATTAATAAGGTTGTCAAAAAGAGAGAGATGTTTAGACCATTTGCTCCATCGGTTACAATTGAAGATTATCAAAAGTATTTCCTATCAGAAGAAGATGTTCCTTATATGAATCAGGTTGTCAAAGTTAAAAAAGGAGTAAACATTCCGTCAGTAACCCATGTTGACAATTCTGCAAGGATACAGACACTTAAAAGAGAGGATAATCCACTTTACTATGACTTATTAAAGGAGTTCGAAAAACTAACAGGAACACCCATTCTATTGAATACATCATTTAACTTAAAAGACCACACAATGACAAATGACCCACAAAAAGCAATTTGGACATTTAATAATTGTGATATGAATTATTTAGTATTAGGTAAATTTTTAATTAGCAAATAATGAAAATACATGCATTTGGAGATAGTTGGACAGAAGGAGAAGGAACTAACTGGTCCATAGAACAATCATTTAAAGACAGAAAACAATTACAACTATTCAGAAATGAAAGTAGTTGGGTAAACATTCTTGCCAATAAATTAGGATTAGAACCTGTAAATAATGGGTGGAGTGGTAAAGCAAATAATGTTATTTTTAATGAGGTTATAAATGATTTAAGAAATGGTAAAATTCATAAAGATGATTTTATTGTTATCATGTGGAGTTCATCGTTAAGAGATTATGTTCCATTTTTACCAAAAGGTGAATGGATAAGTTGGGGACAAATGGAATTATCAGCCTTACCACATAAGTTTACAGAATCATATACATACGGAGATGAGAAGTTTAATAATTTTTTGGCTGAGTATAAAAAATTCTTTTTAGGAAATTTATTTACACAAAATTATTATAATATAATAAATCAAAATTATATAATTTATTTACAACATATGTTAAATGAATATGGTGTAAAATATATTATGTGTGATGCATTTGACTTAATGATTCAAAATTTAGATAAAAAAGATGATAACACTTATTTAATTGATAAATCAACATATTGGGGTTTTGCAAACGAATCTTTGGAATCATGGTTAATGAAAAATTATAAAGGTAAAGATGTTTGGGAAAAGAAAATTCCAAACCCAATGAAAGTTGCACAACATCCAAATAAAGAAGGTTACAATCTAATAAGTCAGGAACTTTATAATTATATAATAAAGAACAACATAATATAATGTCAAACGAATTTCAATTATTTGATGGTAAAAACTTATCATCATTATTTAAAGATATATACGAAAACCAACAAAACAAAAAGAAAAACATTTCCGATTTGATTGAATCACTTCGTAAATTGATTAAAAATGTTGGTGAAGCAACGGTCATTGCACCTATCATAAAAGATTTAATTGAGGTATCGGTTAAAAATGATGACCATTTAATTAAACTTGCAACAATTGCACAAAGACTTGCAGCTGCAGAAGCCAAAGGTATTGGTGAGGATGGTTGGTTAAGTGAACAAGAAAAAGAACAATTACTTGCAGATATGGAGGACGCAATAGATGCTGTTGAAGAAAAAACCAAAGAAAAAATGGTTGATTTGGAAATAGAAATTGAAGAAATAAAAACTAAAGTAAAATAATGGAAATAAATTCATTTTTAGCAACTGTTGAAACTGTATATACATCTTTACCAACTGATAGAAAAATAGATATAGATAGTAATTTCATTCCAAAATATAATGATAATAAAAATTATATTGAATCATTTGATAATATGGAGTATTTGGGTGCAATTAAATTCAAATCAAATAAAGTAAATTCAAAAAGTGAAAACATTGCATTTCCTTTTGATAAAAATAATATAACATATCCAATAACAGGTGAAACTATTGTAATTTTAAAAATACAAGATGGATATTATTGGTTACCATATAGTATTTCTTTATACCCAAATTATAGAGAAAATGCTGCAATTTCTATATCAACTACGGATAGGGAACCAATAAGTTTAAATACATCTAATAAAAATGCAGATTATAAATCTGCAAAAGATGGTACACCAAATTCTGCACCTACTAAATCCGATTCCCAAAAATCTTTATATAAAAAAAATGAAAAGATTAAATTTTTATTACCAAAAGAAGGTGATACAATTTTACAAGGTAGAGTTGGCAATACAATTCGTTTTAGTGAGTTCTTTTTGACAGAAGATGATAAAACTTCCTCACCTGGAATTTATATTCGTAATAAACAAAATAACGAATTAGATTCTGAGCCGATTGGAACATTGGTCGAGGAGAATATTAATAAAGATGGAACTTCTGTATATTTCACATCAGGTAAAGTAAAAGTCCCATTCAAAGAAACAATTAAAAAACAAAAAATAGCATTTACTAACTATCCAAATTCAACGGATTTGACTGGTGACCAATTATTTGTAAATTCCGATAGAATAGTGTTATCTGCAAAATCAAAAGAATTTATTATATTTGGTAAAAGTAATACGGGTATAATAACTGATGGTAAATTTAGTGTAGATTCTATTGGTGATTCACATATACATTCCAATAACAACATTATATTACAAACAAAAAGAAACGTTGTAATATCAACGGATGGTGTTGGTAATATTTGGTTAGGTGAAGTTAAAAAAACATCAGGAAAAGCCGGTGAGCCGGTTCAAAGAGCAGTATTGGCGGGAGAATTAATTGCATTAATGGAAGAAATGTTGGATGCAATCAATAAGATGGTTTTTGCAACAGGAGTAGGCCCAAGTGGAGCAGGGCCACATAATGCTGCAATTTTTACCTCAATTAAGAAAAGATTAGGTAAAATACAATCAAGTAGAACATTTTTAAGTAAATAATATGTGGGCAATTTTTAAATTGAATGTTTTGACCGCAATGGTTACAGGACAATTTAAGGCTGACCCGGATGAGTTTGCTGAATTTTATGCAAATGAATACGATAAGGCAATAAAAAGTGGTGGTGATTTATTGTATGGAGTCAACGTTATCAATGGTAGTGTTAAAGGTATGGCAGATGCTATAAAAATTGCATTAAAAAAAGGAACGGATAGTGTTGGTAGTAATTTTAATGTATTGGCGGAAATATATCCCGCAGCATTTGATGCATATTGGTTGGGTGCAGAAATGTCACCATTACCAAACCCATTAATAAAGCCTTTGGGATGGCCTACAACACCACCTGCACCTGGTACAATACAAAATATTGGCCCGGACCCGATATCATTGGCAGCTACTGCAACATTACATAAAGCAGAAGTGGAAATATTAAAAGCGTTGGAAGATGAGTTGAAAAAACAAACAATAACATTACCGGCAATTGCACCATTACCATCAATCACTATTCCTGTATATGAAACTGCCCAAAAAATAATAAACAAAGAAGCAGTTGCACCGGATATAAAAAATCATCCGGTGGTTAAAGGTGCAGTTGAGATAATAAAAAAATTAAAAGAAGCTAAAAAGAAAAAACCAGCAATAGGAAAACAAATTAAAAAGGCCTTAAAATTTGAATTTCCAAAATTACCAGATAGGAAAAAAATAATAGAAGAAACAAAAGAAAAATTATTAGAAAAAGCAATTGAAGAGATTAAAAATCAAATTATACCTCCAATTGAAGATATCATACTACAACCAATATATCAGTATGTTCAAATGGCAGTTGCAATATTAGATTCTATTCCAAGTCCAAAACCAACTACATCAGAAATTAAAAAATTTGTAAAAGATACTGCAAAGGGGTTAATACCTGAAATAGATATACCAATTGAAATTCCAAATATACCAACGAAAGAAGAATTACAAGAACAAATTGATGCTAAAACTCCTACTGACGAGGAAATAAGAGCATTAGCAGAAGAAAAAATAAAAGATTTAATTCCAGACCCACCATTCATTAGTTTTACCCCACCTAGTTTTATTTTTAGTACCAAAACAAATGTAATGATTGACCCGTTTCTTCAACTTGCACAGGTACATTTAATGGGTGTTGGTGGTAATATGATGGTGACATCACAATATACACCACCTGCACCACCTGCACCTGCAATTATAAATTATACGGGATACCAAGTAAAATCAGGACCACCTGTGCCAGATTTTCCTTCAACGGTTGAATTTCCTCAAATTGATTTGGGTAGTATTGAAATTCCTAGTTTTCCGGAATTACCACAATTGCCAAACATAAGTCCTGTCGATTTATTAACATCATTGGCAATATCTTTACCTGATGTAAAAATAAATGCACCAAAGGTTGATGTAAACATTAAAATACCAACAATACCAAATGTTGGATAATTATTTAAATCAAATATTTATTACTAAAACATACAAACAATTATTATGAAATCAGACATTTTATTAACTTTAATTAAAGAAGTTGTTAAAAACGAAGTTAAACAACAAGTTAAAGAAGAACTTGTTAAACTAATTAAATCTGGTGCAGTTACATTGAACTCACAAACAAAAACATCTACTCCATCGTTAAGAGAGATGACAGAAGTTACTCCTACACCGGTTAAAAGACAACAACCTGTACAACAACCACAAAGACCACAAAGAGAATTTTCAAAAGACCCAATGATAAATGAAATTTTGAATATGACTCAACCATTTACTTCCGAACAAAGGAAAGAGGGTGCACAGGCAGTTGGAAGTGTATTGGATATGATTAAACCAGAATTAAGGGTCGATGAAAGTGAGTGGGAAACAATGGATTTTAGAGAGGTAAATGTACCATCCAATGTCCCAAATTTTGAATCAACCGGTGATGGTTTACAAGATGCTACAATAAAAGCATTGACAAGAGATTATAGTGAATTAGTAAAAAGATTTAAATAATGGCAATAGAGTTAGGAAAAATTAATGTAGACGACTTATCGGAAAATAATTACAAAGTATTGGGTATTGGTATTAATAGAACATCCAATTCTAATGGTATTTTTTCCGTTAATTATACTACCCTATCTCAGGCCAAAGATAATATTATAAATCTAGTAATGACCGCAAAAGGTGAAAGAGAAATGAACCCAAATTTTGGATGTGATGTTTGGCAAGTTTTATTTGAACCAATTATAGATGAAACGATTTCTCAAAAAATAGAAGATAGTATTTTAGATGCTGTTAAAACTTGGTTACCTTATATTGAAATTCAACAAATAATCTTTGATTATGATAGTGATGATATAGATGCAAATAAGATATTATTAGAAATACAATTTTCTTTAGCAGCAAATCCATCTCTATCGGATACGATAACCTTAAAAATAGAAAAATAATAAAATGGCTATAAAGTCTATAAATAAAAATTGGGGAAACACCAAAAACATAAATTACTTAGGTAAGGATTTTGATGCATTAAAACAAAATCTTATTGATTTTACTAAGACATATTTTCCAAATCAATATTCGGATTTCAATGATGCATCTCCGGGTATGGTTTTCTTAGAACAAGCTGCAGCAATTGGTGATATGTTATCTTTTTATCAAGATATACAACTTAAAGAATCAATGTTATCAAATGCAACTGAAAGGAAAAATGTAATTGCATTGGCTCAATCTATGGGATACAAACCAAAAGTAACAACCCCGGCCGTAACAACATTAACTGTTTATCAATTAATTAAAAGTATTGGTTCAGGTGTAAACAACAAACCAGATGATAGCTTATTTTTAAAAATTAAAAGTGGAATGGAAGTTACATCAAAAAGTAACTCGAATGTAGTTTTTAGAACAATTGATGCAGTCGATTTTGCAAATTCAAGTAGTAGAGAAATTGACGTTTATAGTAGAGATGGAAGTGGAGAACCGACACAATATTTGATAACTAAACAAGTTCAGGCAATATCTGCTAGAGAAGTTTCTACAACTATTACGGTTTCAAATTCAACGGATTACCCAATTATAACATTATCGGATTCAAATATTATACAAATAACAAATGTTGTTGATGAAGAAAACATTCAATATTATGAAGTCCCATATTTGGCACAAGAAACTATTTTTGTGGAACAACCAAATACACTATTAAACAATAATGAAAATGATATATCTGCAGACGTTCCTTATATTTTAGAAGTTCAAAAAGTACCTTATAGATTTTCGACCAAAGTAAATTCAGATAATACTATTGACTTACAATTTGGAAATGGTAGTTTAAGTGAAAGTGATGAAATCCTTTTGCCAAACCCAAAAAATGTTGGATTGGGATTAGCAAATTCAATACAAAGATTAAATGAAGGTATTGACCCATCTAACTTTTTAAAAACAAATACATTGGGTATTGCACCTAACGGAAAACAATTAACTATAAAATATTTAGTTGGTGGTGGGGTATCATCTAATGTAAATGCAAACGATTTAACAACCATTTCAAAAATAGAATTTGAAGAAGATTTGGCATCTATAACTGATATAAATTTATATAGTTTATATAAACAATCAATTGGAGTTGAAAATTCCGATGCTGCAACTGGTGGTAGAGATAGTGAATCAATTGAAGAAATTAGACAAAATGGTTTGGCAATGTTTGGGTCTCAAAACAGAGCAGTAACTAGACAGGATTATATTGTGAGAGCATTATCTATGCCAGAAAGATATGGCAGTGTTGCAAAAGTATATGTTAGTCCCGATGGTGAGGTGGATAATAATTCTCCATCATCTATTTTGGCATCACCACAAAATATTAATGAATTTGTTAATTTAGTTGATGGATTAAAAAATAGTTCTAGACAAGATATACAAAAAGAATTAGTTAAATATCTTAGTCAAAAGAAAACATCTATTAGTGAAGTAAATAATCCATTTGCAATTAATATGTATGTATTGGGGTATAATTCTAATAAAAATTTAACAATAATAAACAAATCAGTTAAACAAAATCTAAAAACGTATTTAGGAGAATATAGAATGTTAACCGATGGTGTTAATATTATTGATGGGTTTATTATTAATATTGGTGTAGACTTCGATGTAGTTGTTTATTCAAATTATAATAAGAGAGAAGTTATTACAAACTGCTTAACAGAATTGCAAACTTATTTTAATATAGATAATTGGACATTCAACAAACCAATAAATCTTTCAGAAATAGAATTGATACTAGCAAATGTGGAAGGGGTAATGAGTGTTCCATCCGTAAAAATTTCAAACTTATGTGGTGGGGACGGTAATTATTCACCAAACAGATATAACATAGATGAGGCAACCAAAGGAAAGATTGTCTACCCTTCCTTAGACCCTTCTATATTTGAAATTAAATATCCAAACAAAGACATAAAAGGGAGGGCATTATAATGCATATATTTTACACATCATCATATGACGCAAGTGTATATCTACAACAACCTGAACAAAATGCAGGTAGAGATGAGATATTGGAAGTAGGTAAACTTTACTACGGAGGAGTAAAGGATATTGCTAGAACTTTTATTAAGTTTGATGTTTCTAATTTGGAAACCGGCAGTAATTGGAAAGCTTATCTTAATCTTAAATCTGCAAATTCTGAAGAAATTCCACTGGAATATACAATATATGCAAATGCAGTTTCTCAAAGTTGGACAATGGGGACTGGTACAAAATTCGATAATATAACTTCTGATGGTATTAGTTGGAAATATAGAAATGGAATAGATAGTTGGCAAGATAATGTAATAGCAGGGACTGCGGTGTTTACCAATGGAACAACGGGTTCTGCAAATGCAGAAGGAGGTACTTGGTATTTAAGTGGTTCTGCATCACAATCATTTAATAATGAACCAGACGACATCAGAATGGATGTAACAAATATTGTAAGCCTTTGGTTGAGTGGTTCGTTGCCAAATAATGGATTTATAGTACATCATAGTTTAAATTCGGAAAATGATTCATTAGACTATGGATTATTAAAGTTCTTTTCAAAAGAAACTAATACAATATACGAACCAAAATTAGAAGTAGTTTGGAATGATATTTCGTTTGTAACTGGAAGTTTATTACCTGTAACAGGTTCTGCAGAGGATGGATACAAGGTTGTAATTACAAATCTTAAAAACGAATACTCATCAAATACAAAGGTAAAAATTAGAGTTAAGGGTAGAGATATGTATCCTTTAAAATCTTTTGGAACAACATTTGCATACGACCAATCAAAATATATAACAAATATTTATTATCAATTAGAAGATTATATTACATCTGAAGTTATTTTACCTTTCGGAGATTATACAAAAGTAAGTTGTGATTCAACATCAAATTATTTTATTATGAATTTGAATAGTCTTCCAAAAAATAGAACTTATAAATTAAAATTGAAAGTTATAGAGGGTGGTATATCAACAATAATTGATGAAAAATATATTTTTGATTTAGTATAATATGACAGGATTAGAAGCAATAGCAGAAAAATTACAAGAACAAAAAAAGAAACAATTCGAAGAAATTCTAAGTGTATCCGGTTCGTCTGCAATATCAAAAAATGATTATAATGTAACCATCGTTGATAATGTAAATCCCGCAACTTCATTAATATTTAAAGGGTTAGATAAACCAAAATACGATGAAACCGAATTACTTAAAGCAGTAAATGTATCAGTCACAGAATTGGCACCGAATATACCAATAGCAAATTTGGATTTAATTCCAAAACCAATATATGATGCAGAGGTAACATCTAGTAATGAACTAAGAATTCAAAATACAAGATTACAATTAACAATAGATTCATTAAATAATACTATTACCGATTTAAGAGCACAAGTTCAAACTGAAATAAATAATAGATTAACAATTGAACAAACAAATGATGCTTTAGTAAATCAATTAGATACTTTAAATGGAACAATTACGGATTTTACAGGTCAAATTACTACATCATTACAAAAATCGGTAGATGAAAGTATTTTAAGAGCATCGTTACAGTCACAAAATACAGGATTTAAAGCACAGATTAAAGCACTTATTAAACAAATTGATTCTTTAAATTCAATCATTGAAGGTTTACAAGCTCAATTGGGTGCATTACAACAACAACAAGCAATTGAACAATCTGCACAAAATGTAGCATTTGCATCTGGTGCTGAAGTTATTAATGAGGTTGGTTTAGTTAAATTTACATCTAAAGGAAATGATACGGATGGATGGATAACTGCTGCAGTATCTACACATCAATTAGAAAGAAAAAGACAACAAAAATGGCAATATGGTGAAACGATAGAGTTTACAAATAATGATAAGTTTCCAATTACAATCAATATAAACACTACATTTGGGACGAAAGGTAAGTGGTTTAGCCTTACAGAAACTAGTTTCACTTTAGGAGCAGGTAGTGCAAAATCACTAAAACCCACATTATATAAGGGTAGGCCCCCATTAAAATTTGGTGATAGAGAACGTAGTTCCGATTCTATTGGTAATATAGCTATCGAAGTAGTAAGACAAGATGGTTCTAAAAAATCAAAAAGTTTTAAAACCAAATTAATGGTGAGACATCCTGATTCTTTTCCAGGATTTTAAAAAATAAAATATGAGTATAAAAAAATATACAAATTTTGAAAATATAAATAATAAAACCGAAAATTCTGGTCAATTTTTGGAAGATAAAGATTTGTTCATAGTTTCAAAAAAAGAAATACAAATAAGTGAGTTTGGTAACACTCCATATGATGTTATGGAAATATCGGTTTATGATATTAATAATAATTTGTTACCACACAAATCTGGAAATAATGTAGCATATATAAAATCTACGGATATTAAGAACTACATGTACGATATTACAAATAATTTAGGTAAAAAAGAAGTTGCAATTGATATTGAAAAATTATTAAGTGATTTAGGATTTACCAATGGTATATTAAAAATAAATCTTAACTTTGTTAGAAATAGAGTTGGTAACGAAAATGAATTACAAAGGGTTTGGATACATGAAATATCACCTTCAAGAGAAGAAATTCGTATTTTGCCATTAAAAACAAATAACGAAAGTATAAATAAACTTAATATAAACCAATTTAAGAATTTAAAAGCGTTATCTAAAGATTTTATTTTTTATAAGGAAAGTATTTTAAATACTATAAATTCTTTTGATAATTCTTTTCTATCAAAGGTGGATGATTATTTAATTTCTCAATATGGAAACGATTATATTAAAATTTTAAAAAAGGATTTTGGTATTAATGATTTTGAAGGATACAAAAAAAGAATAGTAGAAAATTTTAAAAATTCCGTTAATTATTTTTTGACAAATAAGGAATATAAAATAGGAAATCCCAATTTTGGAAAACCATCAGAAGTTAGATTCTATGATTACGAACAATATGCATATGAATATTTACTTAATGAAATTAATAGTATGTTACTGGATTGTATAAAATACAATTCATCTATTTTTAAAAGAAGAGATATAATTGTTAAATAAAATATTTATATAAAATAATAAATTGTGCAGAATATAAATCCAGACGCTTTCGAAAATATTCAAATAAATAATGAATCAGGCCGTGCCGAAATTATTGGTGGAGGTGGTGGTGGAGGTTCATCGACATCAAATACAACGGGCACATTTAATCTATATTTAAATTGTGCTGATATTGCGGAATACTTTGATGGAAACAATACATTGGGAGTTGGTACATCTCAATATATATCATATGCACCTGTAACAACATTTGGTTCGTCTAGAACATATACATCAAAAATAGATAATAAAGTTGCAAAAAATTACTTTGTAGTATTTTTGAACAATGAATCCAAAGGATACAACCAACAAACCGGTGAACCAACTTATTATGAATCAATAAGAGCATCGGAATATAGATTAAAACCCGGAAGTCAAACCGAATATGAGTTTTATGAATATAAAAATTTACCAGGAGTAGATGGTACTATGGAGTTACAATTTTTATTCGAACCGAAAAAAGTTGCAGATGACCCTATTATAACTCCTGCTACTAAAAATTACGATTTTAAATTAAATTTAAATTCAAATTTTTCAAATGAATTAGAAAATTCTTTTTCATTAAAATATGAAATTGTTAAGTTAAATCAAGTTATATTAACTGGTAATTTAACACCAACGGTAGATAGTACAGATTTATTATCTTTGAGTGAAGAAATATTAAATTCTTCAAATGTTGTTTTTAGTGTTGTAGGAGACCTTCCGAAAAATTTTACTTTTGAAAATATAAAAATAAAAAAAGGAGCGGTTATAAGTTTTTCTCCCGATATTGCATCATCAACTGACCGAATATTAACAATACCTGCATCCAATTTAAAAAGTGGAAATGTAGATATTGATGTTACATTTGCAAAAAACATTCCACAACCAGTTGTTAGTACAATTGATACACAATACAATGACCAGGTTAAAGATAGTGATTCCGATAAAGTAATTGAAATACCTTTTACAACATCGAATGCAAATAGTATAAACGTAACATTTCCAAATGGTAGTGTAAGAAATATAACAACTACATCGTTTAGCGTATCATTTAAAAACGATTTAGGTGGAAGTTTTGATTTACAAAAATTAATACTAACTCCTGTTTTTGATAATATTTTAGGAGCATCTAAAGAAGTATTTGTTAAATTTGTAAGAATTAACAATACTCCCGATATTGTAAGTGTTTCATACCCTGCATCCATTGATATTCCGGCGTTTTCGGACTACAATATTGAATATGAGGTAAAATATGAAGCATCGAATACAACTCATGTAAAAGTTGAATTATTACAAAAAGATAATACAAAAATTGTTTATTTAGATAAATTGACACCGATTGGTTCTTTTAAGGTAAATATTAAAGCTTTAAAACAAAAATTTGTAAATTGGGAAGGAAATATATCTTTTATATTTACATCAATTAATAATGCTGGTGATGTTACATTGAGTAGTAATACCTATTCATATACAACAAATGTTATATATCCAACAATACAAATGGATGAAGATTTAATTAATACATCTTTATTCAATGCATTTAAGAATCAAATTAAAATTCCAGATTTAGATAAAGATAGTAAATATTTAACACATCTTACTAATTTTGGAGATGATAATCAATTTTTGGTTTCAAGTTGGGAAAATGATGATTGGACATTATCAAAAAAATCCACAGATGAATTAGGTAATGAATTTGTTAGGCCAGAAGATAAGGTTGAAAGTTTAATATTAAAATTATACAAACCACTTTCGGCAAATATTACAAATAATTCAACATTATGGATTACCAAATTATTAACGAATCCATTAATTGAAACTATTGTTTTAAATCAACAAGATGATTTAAAATGTCCACCTTTAAAAGGCCCTAATTTTAATGTTGAGGTGGATTTTGTAACAGGAAAATCAACCGGATACGAATCGTTGGATGATTTAATATTGAGCGGTTCTACTTCATCTGCACAATTGGTAAATAAATATCTAAGTGGTTCCGTTATTGACACAGAATATTTAAATATAGAATATACAAGTGGTTCGGAATATCTTTGGGAAAACTTTGTTCATTTTAGTTCTGCAACTGAGAGAGTGGATAATTTTGTATATAAAGTTAAATTAATTGAATTATATGAACAATTAATAATAAGTGCATCCACAAACTATACAGGAGGTTCGTCTGGGTCGTATACTGGTTCAATTTCATCATTACAAGAAGTTGATAGACAGAATACAAAGAAAAATCAAATTATCCAATCATTTGATGGGTTTGAAACATTTTTATACAACGAATCATCTTCATCTTTAAATTGGCCATATACGAATGGTAATAGAGATTTAAGTGTATCGAATAATGTTTCCAATTGGTATGAAAATATAATAACATTGGCAGAAGATTTTGATATTGAAAATAGAAACTGGATTAATAATAATATTCCACAATATATTGTAAATAATGAAGATAATGCAAGTTTGTTATTATTCTTTTCAATGATTGGCCAACACTTTGATAACATATATTTTCATACGAAGGCAATTGAAAAAAGTAGAGGTTTGGGATACAAACAAACAGGAAATATTTCTGATAAACTATTATTTGATATTTTAAAATCTTTTAATTGGGATGCTAAAAATTTAGCTGCAGATAATCAACTTTGGAGTTTAGTATTTGGTGTTGATAAAGCTGGAGATGAAGTAAATTCAAACCCTGCAAAACAAAGAAATTTTGAAGTTTGGAGAAGAATTGTAAACAACTTACCTTACTTATTAAAACATAAAGGTACAAGACAAGGTATTTATGCATTATTGGCTTGTTATGGTATTCCATCATCAAACCTTTCAGTTTTAGAATTTGGCGGGCCGGAAGTGACCGAAGAACAAAAAGGTAAATTGGTAATGGATAATATTACTAATGCTCTTAAATTTAATAGTGGTGCTAAAATAGAAGTAGAATGGAAAAATACTGATAAAGGTAGAAGGCCAAATACAATTGAATTATTTATAAAACCAGATTCAGCACAAAGCTCTTCTATCATATCTGGAACTAATTGGGATGTTGTAGTGAGTGGTTCTACTAATAGTGAATATGGTAAAGTATTTTTTAATTATAGTGGTTCTACTAATATATCAACATCATTATTACCAATATTTAATGGTAGATTTTTTGGTATATCAGTAAGTAGTGGTTCAACTGGGTTAAAATTAGATGTAAGACAATCGGAAAAAGAAAGAACTATATTTGAAGAATCGATTACGGGTTCTTCATTAACTAATTGGAATAATGGCTCTACATTAAATATTGGTGGTACATATGTTGGTAGTGTAGATGAATTCCGTTTATGGAGTGAACAATTAAATACCGATGTATTTTATCAACACGTTTCATTCCCTGAAATGGTTAATGGTAATTCTTACACAGCATCAACTGATGATTTGTATTTCCGTTTAGATTTCGAATATCCTAAAAACTTAGCTCAAACATCTTCTTTAATAAATGTAGATACAAACATATATTTTAGTAGTAGTGTTAGTAGAAATCATTTAGAAGGTGGAAATGTATCAATTATATCTGGCTCAACTATATTATCTGAAAATACAAACGCATTATATTCAGCTAGTGCTAGTGGGTTTAGTTCAAGTGTAACGTATCCATTCCAATTTGAACCAATAGATAGAACAATTGTAATGTCTTATCCAGATGGTGGTGCAAGTAGATTTCAAACATCAAAAATTAGATTTGAAGAACAAACTTTAATTTCCGATTTATCTTCAAAAAGTAGAGCAACTAAAAAATCATTTGACCAATCTCCAACGGATTCTAATAGAGTTGGTTTATTTTTCTCTCCTACAAAGGAATTAAATATTGATATTGCAAAGTCATTGGGTGGATTAAATTTGGACAATTATATTGGTGACCCATCGGATGAATATAAATCAAATTATGTTAGATTAGATGAATTAAGACAATATTATTTCCAAAGATTTGATAATAGAGACATATATGCATATATCAACTTAATCAAATTATATGAGAAGTCTATGTTTGATGATATTAAAAAAATGTTACCGGCAAGGGTTAAAGCTACAACCGGTTTATTAATCGAACCTCACTTTTTAGAAAGAAGTAAAATTGCAAGAAAAAGACCAGTTGGTGAAGATTATCAATTAAATACCGAAATAAAATATAGTGATACAACATTAACAACGGCTGAAAATAATCAATATGAAAGTATACTTGATGCAAATTTAAGTGAAAATTTAATTGGAGAAAATAATCAATATGAATCACTAATTTCAACAACCGATACACAAAGAACAATTGCAGAAAATTATCAATATACGGCATCTTATGTATATTTTGATGATACATCGTTAACGGCTGAAAATTTGCAATATGAAGTAAGTATAGATGCCAAATTGGAGCAACCTACTATTACAACGGAAATTGATTTAGGAGTAGAAACTTATGGTGAAACCGCGTATGAGACTATTGGATTTGGTATTTATGCACAAAATGGTAATACAATTAGAACTTATTTAGACAAAGATAATAGAAGAGTAAAAGAAAGAATTAGAGTTCAATTGATTACAGAGGAAAAAGAAAGAATGATAACTAAATTTGCAGTGACCGCATCTGCAACTGGATTTGGAGACCCACGTGGAGGATATGTTTCTGCTATTGAAACATATAATCAAACTTATTTAAACATCCAACCATTTAGTGGTTCCACAATTCCTACAGTTCAAAATAATATAGTTGCAGTAGTACCTGTGGACGGATATTTACCGACACATTATAGAAATACATCGGATTTAACAAGAGGATTGGAAAATTCATATTATAGAGGGTCAAAAAATACTGCAGCAACTACTTTGGATGGTTCATCACCAATTGAAACATTTGTATCTAATCCAAATACATTAACGGTAAATAGAACAGGCAGAAATACATCAGAACCAATTTTGGAAGTAGAATAACTAAATTTAAAAAATAATTATATTTATAAACAAAGATAATATTAAACTATGGGATATTTAAGTAACACAGAACTAACCGTTGACGCCATTCTTACCAAAAAAGGTAGAGAAAAATTAGCAGCAGGTCAAGGTTTAAACATTACTCAATTTGCATTAGCGGATGATGAGATTGATTACACATTATACGAACCGGCTCACCCATTAGGTTCATCTTATTATGATGCATCTATTAAAAATATGCCTGTATTAGAAGCTAATCCAGATGAAACTCAAGTAATGAAGTATAAGTTGGTAACTTTACCTAAAAATACAACTAGAATTCCAGTTGTTGAATTTGGTGTTCCTAACATTGCAGTTAATCAAAGAAGTGGTGAGGTATCACTATCTCCAACTACATCTCCTGCAGGTAATAGAACAATGGGATATACGATTATTCTTTCTAATAAAAATGCGGGTGATATTGTAGGTGAAGGTGTGACATCAGATGCTGGAACAACTCCGGTATTCATTGGTGATAATGCATCTGCAACGGCAGCAATCGCTAAAGGATTATCTTTCAAATTTATTCCAAACCCATCATTGACTTCGACTATCAAAACAACAATAACTGTTTATGGTAACGAAACTGGTGGTTCACAAACTATTCCAATCACAGTAACTTACGTTCAATAATAAAATACTATGGCATTAATACGAGACAATAGAGGAGCCCTTTTAGCAAGTAATTTATCAAATTATTTAGCAGGTGCGTCAAACACAACGGGAACACCTGTCGATACGACACAATTGATAAGTATCATTAACCAATTTTTAGGAGCAGGTGAACAAATATCTGCCGATGTAACTACCATTACAAATGGTATTTATAAAAAGTTTGGTTCAATCGATAAAGTAGTAAATAGAACACAAATTGTAACTTCTGGAATATGGAGTGGTGATACTGGTTCATTGGACGCCAAAGCAACTTATACATCATCTACTCAGGCTGCATCTACAAGTGGTAGATACTATTTAGATGTATATAATGGATTACCATCATCAGGTACTTCGGAGGTTCAATTCTCAATTGCATATGGTGATGCCAACGGATTTGGTGCACCAACTATAACACAAAATGACGATTCAACCTTACCAACCAAAGCAACTTATAATCAATTCAAAAATATATTATTAGACCCTGCAGATAATTACTTTAGTGTTTATACAGGTTCAGTTGCAGGTGGCCATGATATGAAAAATTTCTATGTATTAAATGTTAATAGAGCAAGATACAAAGAAAGACTAGACCCAGGAAATATTTCAATAGATTTATCTGGTTCAGTTAGAAGTATTACTTTAATTGATGATAGTGGTGGTAGTGATGAAAATGTAACAACTGCGGGTAGAGTTTACAACTTAGTTAGTGGTTCATTAAATATCGGTTCGGCATTAACTGCTTCAATCGCTATAACCGGTGGATATAGTGCAGCACAAAATGGACAAGGATATGGTTTATTTTATCCAGATATGGGTATTATATTATTAAATCCATTAGCATTAGCAGCTGCATGTGACCCAAATTTAGCACCTGCAACAAATTCAATACAATCAGTTTATCATCAAAATAATGGTAATAAGTCAGGTTCAGTTGCATTATTGATGGCCATTAGTGGTGGTGCAGACTTACAAATAAGAAGAACTGAAAATATTTCAACTTCTCATTACTTTGTAAGAGCAAATAATAGAGAATTTAATTTCTCAAATAACCCAACATTTACAACAGGTTCAGTTGGTGCATTTGTTAACCCATTATTTGAAAGAGACCCACATGTATACATTACATCGGTAGGTTTATATGATGATGCAAATGAATTATTAGCAGTTGCAAAAACTTCTCAACCAATTGAAAAATCTTTTGATAAAGAGATAGCAATTAAAGTTAAATTAGATTTCTAATCGGAGAATAAAATAAAAACTATAACCCACCTTAATTTGGTGGGTTTTTAGTTTTAGAATATTTATATACGATATGTTAAAAAGAATACCAAAGTCAGATATTAGTATTAGGCCGTTTAAGGCATACAAAGAATGGAGTTTCAATAACTTTGATTCTGGTTCAATTACTATGTTAGATGCAAATGAAGCTTCAACGGATTTAAATTTAATTACAACGGGTAGCTTAACAGGTTCTACATATCCTAAAAATTCATTATTCGGTCAATTAAGAGCTCAATTTTACAATGATTTAGGAGATAATCCATTTTTAAGAACCGGAGAAAAAACAAATTATTATTCAAATAAACCAAAAGCTCAAGAAAGATTTTTAAGTGGTTCGGCAAAAGTAATATCAATTCCAAACATTTATGTAGGTGAGGGGATTAAAAAGGGTTCTTTAATATTGATAGATAATGGAACAACTTATTTTGATGATACATATGGTAATTTAGTTGGTGATGTTCCTGATAGAATTTATTTTGGAAAAATAGATGTGGAAAACCAAACAATTAATTTTACCGATATTGCAGATAATGCATATAGTGGAACAATTGATTCTTATTTTTTAGATATTGAAAACAATGAATTTACAATGTCGTATTCAGGAACAGAATATGATATGGTAATAGTGTCTTTTGATATAGAATCTGGATTAATGTTGGTTGATGATATACCATTTTTAGAACCAGAAGCACAGATAATTAGATTTGGTAATGTTTTTTATAATCAAGGATTAATAGTAATGACACGTGAATTTGATTCTTTATTAAATTCAAATTGGGATTTATCATTTAAATCAACTAAAACAATTTATGAACACGAATATTTGTTAATAGCCGAACAAGATGAGTTCAATGTATCACAAAACCCATCTGCAATTATTAATGTAGGTAGACAATCACAGAGATATATAACATCGGATGGTAAATCTATGAGTATTATTACAAATCCAGGAGTAAATTATATCAAAAAGAAAACTATACTAGAAAATGGAAATATATTAGATTATAGATTTACATCATCTTACAATGAAACGACATTGGCTGGGTTTGAACATTATTTTGAAAGTGGTTCTGCAGATACTACCGGTTCTTTTTTAACACCATTTATTACAACAATAGGATTATATGATGACGATTGTAATTTGGTTGCAGTAGCAAAATTACCACAACCAATAAAATCGGAACATGATTTGACTGTAAACTTTATTGTACGATTTGACACATAATCTTATATTTATATTTAAAAAAACAAACACAATGGCAAGTATTATAGAAATGTATAATGAGGATAAAAAATTACAAGTAGCTACGACATCCGATAAAACACCATACTATTCAGAAGGAACCGATGGTAAAACTGCAAATTTAGTAGATGAAAAATCTATATCCGAATTGGAGAAAAAATTATCTACCAAAAGATATGGTGCTGGTGTGGGAGATTGGGGTGCAGTATATAGTGATGCAACGGGGAAAAATTATAGCAAAGTAGTAAAAAAGGATTAATTAATTTAATGGCTAAAAAAGTTACAAAAAAGAACAATTCAAAATGGGTTGCTAAAAAGTATGGATTTAAGTCTGGTTTAGAAGAAACCATATCATCCCAAATTGAAAGTAGAGGTATAGTCGTAGAATATGAAACGGAAAAGGTTGCATATATCATACCGGCATCAGAACACAACTATCATCCAGATTTTAAATTACCGAATGGTATAAGAGTTGAGACCAAAGGTAGATTTGTTGCCGCAGACCGTAAGAAACACCAATTGGTAAAAGAACAAAATCCCAATTTGGACATTCGTTTCGTATTTTCCAATTCAAAGAACAAAATCAGCAAAAACTCTAAAACTACATACGGAATGTGGTGTGAAAAGAACGGATTTAAGTATTCGGACAAATTCATCCCAGAAGAGTGGTTTTTAGAGGAAAATAGACCGTAAATTATTTGGTAATATCAAATATTTGTCGTATATTTAGGGGGTGTTGAAGCAAAATGATAAGAATATAGTCGTATCTACCCTAAGTGGCGTTTTGGGTAGTCACCTCACTCTTAAAGGGAATGAGTTGGCATTTTACTGTCCTTTCTGCAATCATCACAAACCAAAACTTCAAGTCAATACCGAAACTCAAAAGTGGCATTGTTGGACTTGCAATAGTGGTGGTAAGAAATTGACCTCATTATTAAAAAAGTTAGATGTTGATAGAAAGACTATTTCAATCATTAGAGAAATCTACGGAGATAACAATTATAACCCACAATTAGAGGACGCCGATACAAAGGTGTTCATTTCCCTACCAAAAGAATTTATCAGTCTTAGTGAGACTCCAAAGGGGTTTAATCCAGAATTTAAACATGCAATACATTACCTTACTCAAAGAGGTATTACTGAAAAGGACATAATCAAATATAACATAGGATATTGTAAAGAAGGGTTGTATGGACAAAGAGTAATTATACCATCATACAATTCCGATGGTACATTAAATTACTTTGTTTCTCGTTCGTATTATCCGGAGAACAAAATGAAATACAAAAATCCTCCAATCAGTAAAAATATAATATGTTTTGACTCTCAAGTAAATTGGAGTGAACCGATTATACTTTGTGAGGGTGTATTTGATGCAATCACAATTAAAAGAAATGCAATTCCACTTTTAGGTAAATTTCCATCAAGAATATTGGTTGAAAAAATCTTTATGAGCGGTATTACCGATATTATTATTTCATTAGACAACGATGCAATAAATGAGGCACTTAAAGCTGCCGAATATTTTAGAAAACAAGGTATTCATGTAAAAATGATGTATCTTAAAGACAAAGATGCCGCCGATATGGGGTATGAAAAATTCTATGAGGAATTAAAGAAAACCAAAGAGTTTTCTCCCGAAGAATTATTATTAAACAAAATAAACTCACTATGAAAGGGAATGAACAAATAGAGGTTTTTGGAGAAAAAATTGAAATTCAAAATACAAAAAAGAATGGTAACAATGTCATTATGCATATTGGAGAAAAATATTTAATGACTAAACTTGCAGAAATTGTTACAAAAAACGGAGGTGACATATTAGAAATTGGATTTGGAATGCATTTATCTGCCGATGCTATACAATCAAATGCAAATGTGACATCACATACCATAATAGAAATTCATCCAGTACAATATGAAAGAGCATTAGAATGGGCAAAGTTACAAAAAATAAAAACAACAGTTATATTAGGTGATTGGATTGAATTATTACCATTGACTAATATGAAGTTTGATGGAGTATTACATGATACACATTTAGACCCGAATATACCTAAATTTTTAGATTATATAGTAGATAATTGTAAAAAAGGTACAATTGTAGGTTTTTTTGAATTTCAAAAATTTGACGCTCGTTTAAATGGATATAGGGTTAATATACCTGAGGCAGAGTATCAAACGATTCCATATAAAGAAAATTTATCTTTTAAAGACAATCAATTTGAACTAAAATACACCACATTTGATGGTGATGAATTTTATAGTGAAAAGAATATAAATAAACTATTATGAGTTTAAAAACAATTTACCACATTGCCGATGTTCACATCCGTAATGTAAAAAGACACAAAGAGTATAGACAGGTATTTGAAAAAATGTTTGAGGAAATCCGTAAAAGAGGAACCGAAGATGCAATCATTTATTTAGCAGGTGATATTGCCCACGCTAAATTAGAAATGTCTCCTGAATTAGTCAACGAAATAAGTTGGTTATTCAAAGAGTGTGCTAAAACTTGTCCTACAATTCTTATTACTGGAAATCACGATTGTAATATGAACAATATGGATAGAATGGATGTTCTTACTCCATTGGTTGATGCATTAGAATTAGAAAACTTTTATTATTTAAGAGACACACAAGTATTTTCTATTGGTGGTATTGATTTTTCAGTATTTTCAATTTTAGATAACAAAGACAATTGGATTAGTGCTGACAAAATGTTTGGTAATAAAAAGATTGCTTTATTCCACGGGCCTGTTGATAATTCACAAACTGATATAGGTTATGTGGTAAGTAGTAGACATTTTACAACGGATATATTTGATGGATTTGATTTAGCCTTATTAGGTGATATTCATAAGCGTCAAGAAATGATAAGTCCGAAAGGTTGTAAGGTAGTTTACGCAGGTTCTCTATTACAACAAAACTTTGGTGAGACATTGGATAGACATGGTTTTTTAGCTTGGGATTTAGATACAATGACCTATGAGGAAATTGACATTCAAAATGACTATGGTTATTATACTATGGATATTGACAATGGTAAGGTTCCAGTTGTAAACGATATGCCAAAACATCCTCGTTTGAGAGTAAGATTGTCAAACACCGATACTGCGGACACTAAAAAGGTAATTGCAGAAATCAAAATGAAATATGGTGTTGATGACTTTACAATTATTAGAACGGACTCTCTATCAAAAAAGAAAACAGGAGATAGAAGTAATAAATTAGACTTTGAAAACATTGCAGATATAAACTATCAAAACTCTTTAATAAATGAGTATGTGGAAAGAATGATGCCGTTTGTTGATGCAAAAGACTTAGGTGAATTGGAAAAGATAAATAGAGATGTTAATAGTAGAATTACACATGAGGAAACTTTAAGAAACATTTATTGGAAACCGATTAGATTTGAGTTTTCTAATATGTTTAGTTATGGTGAGGACAATAAGATTGATTTTAGTAAGTTAAACGGATTGATGGGATTGTTTGCACCAAATGCACAAGGTAAATCATCTATATTTGATGCAATTTCATTCTGTCTTTATGATAAGAGTAGTAGAGCATTCAAAGCACAAAATATCTTAAACAATAGAAAGCAAGATTTTAGTTGTCATTTACATTTTCAAATTGAAGGTATAGATTATCATATTGAAAGAACTGCAAAAACTATAAACAAAGGAAAAAATGTAAAAGTTGATGTTCAGTTTTATAGACAAGATGGTGATGACAAAACTTCTTTGAACGGAACCGAAAGGAGAGACACAAATACAGTAATTGAACAATATGTTGGTAAGTATGAAGATTTCGTATTGACTGCATTATCGTTACAAGGTAATAACTCCATATTCATTGACAAATCACAAAGTGAGAGAAAAGACTTACTTGCTCAATTTATGGGATTGAATGTTTTTGACAAATTATACGATACGGCAATTGAAGATATCAAAGAAGTTTCGGTATTGATTAAAAACTTTAAGAAAAACGACTTTACTACCGAACTTGCGGATAAAGCAAATGACTTAAAAGAAAAGAAAGGTGAGTTAAAAGAATTAGATAAAGAATTAGCTAGATTGAATGGTGATAAGGATGGATTAGATAGTGTTATATTAGAATTAAGTAGAAACCTTACTCCAATTGATGGTAATTCAAATATTGATGATTTAAATACTCGTAAAGAAAAATTAAAAAGTGACATTGAAATAAATGAAATTTATATAGAAAACAAAGTTGGTAATATTAACGCCATAACTGAAAAGATGGTTGAGTTATTACAAAGTGTAAACGAAAAGAAACAATCAAATGGTATTGATATAGAAATTGTCTATTCAAACTATCAACGAGAACAAAAATCTTTAATTGAAGCAGAGAAAGTATATTCAAATGCAAAGTTATATTTAAGTTTAGCTGAAGAAAAAATAAAACATTTGGATAAACATGAGTATGACCCAAATTGTAAATATTGTTGTGATAATACATTTGTTAAAGATGCGATGGTTGCAAAAAATGCATTACCTGAATTGGAAGCAATAGTTAAACAAGCAATGATTGATTGTGTTGGTATTCAACAAACTCTGGATACTATGGAGGACATTGAAGAACAATATAATGAATGGAATGACTTTAAAAATAAATTGGAACAATCTAAATCTATTCATAAAACTTATGTATTAGAATTTGATGGTTTGAATACTAAAAAAGAATTATTAGAAACCCAATTAGACAATGTAGAGGATGATATTGAAAAGTATTATGAGAATGAGGACACTATTCAAAGCAATAAAGAGTTAGAAAAACAAATCAAAGACTTAGAAATTGCAAAGAAAGGATTTGAGTCGGACATTAAAGATATTACTAAACAAATAGCAACTACAAATGGTTCTATATCATCATTACAGACTTATATAGACAACATCAAACAAAAGATGAATGAGGTTAAGGACTTAGAGGAAAAGAACCGATTATACACCTATTATTTAGATGCCGTAAAGAGAGATGGTATTCCATATGAATTGATTTCAAAAGCTTTACCTGTTATTGAGAATGAGGTAAACAATATCCTTGCACAAGTTGTAGACTTTGGTGTTACAATGGAAATGGATGGTAAATCAATAAATGCAAAAATAGTTTACGAAGACCAGGAATGGCCATTGGAGATGTGTAGTGGAATGGAGAAGTTCGTTAGTGGACTTGCTATTAGAGTTGCACTTATTAATGTATGTAACTTACCTCGTCCGAATTTCTTAGTAGTAGACGAAGGATTTGGAACATTGGATGCAGATAATTTATCATCTTTATTTATGATGATGCAATATCTTAAAACTCAATTTGATTTCATTTGGGTTATTTCTCACTTAGAACAAATGAGAGATATCGTAGATGGATTGATAGAAATAAAAAAAGAGAATGGATTTAGTAAGATTGATTTCTAAGAACTACCTTATCAGCCTTCAACACACTAGATTGTGGTTTTGAGACACCGATGTGTTTCTTAATTAGATTTTCAACTAGGCTACCCATTTTAAACCCGTGTTCTTCACAATACCCTTTGAGAAGTTCATGGGTTTCTTTTTTGATTTGTAACATTGCGTATTTCATAACTTATTTAGTTTTCTTTAGTTTTCTATAATACATTAAAGTATTTATTAGTTTTCTTTATATAAATATGTGATAATAATTTTTTTGAAGATATTTATTTAAAAAGATTAAATGGCTGTTATAAAGAAAACCTTATTTGCAAAAAATTTAGATAAATATGCGGTATTAGTAAATGATACTCAACCGGATAGTAAATATTTTAAAATAAGTGAACTATCCGACACATTCACAGGTGGTAAAAATGCATTTTTAATTGCAGGTTCGGAATACTTAGTTCCTGATACAAAAATACAAATTGAATTAAAGGATTCGGCTGGTAATGTTATTTATCACGAACCAGGTGAAGGTATGATATCATCATCAATTAATGGTGAATCATTTGTTGCAGAATATTATGAAGGTGTTTCTAAGGTAGTTGCAGTTTATGTATACCCGGATACTGCATATGGCCCTTGTACTCTTACAATATTAGGTGAATTAAACCAATATGTAGATGGAAATGGTTTTACTAAACCCGTATCTTTAGATTGGGAAAATAAGTATAATGTAAAATGGCAAAAACAAATTAATGTAAATCCATCATTAGCAAACACAACTAAAATTAGATTTTATAAAAGGCCAATTGTAAGTATTACCGAATTGTTGGAACCAGTTTATAGAATAGAAAGTGGTTCTAAGGTAAGTTCGGGGATAAATCAATCTTTTGCAAACATAAAAATATCCAATTTAGAAACTTTTGCAGGTGATGTAAAAAGAGTAAAAGTATTTAGAACATCATTTGGTGATATATCCGATTTTAGTTTGATACAAGATATATTGGTTGAATCAAAAGAACTATTAACCACATTTGAATTATCAGGAAGTGTTGTAGGAAATACCGGAATATTTACATCGGAAACTCTTAAAAATTACTGGAATACGAGTTCATTAAATGTAGAATTATCAAATAATAGAGTTGAGAGTGGTATAAAAATGATTGGTAGTGGAAAATTAACATATACCTCATCTTTAGATATAAGAAGTGCAAATACATATGAATTAAATTTAGATGCATTTTATTCTGCATCCACATCTAGCAATTTAGGAATATATTTAAATTATGTGTCTCAATCTACAACATTTACAAGTAGTATTGGAACATTGGTAGGAACACAGCCAACTAAAAATTTATTAGACACCACTATACCATTTAAAATAGATAAAGATTATCCATCTGCTAGTTTATATTTTTCACAATCTCAAGGTGAATGGCATTTAGGAAATATAAGTTTAAAATTATCACAAGATACTGCTTTTTCTCCTGATGAGGTTTCTTTTATTACAACAATGCCTACTGTGATTGGTAATGAAGATTTTAATTTTAAGTTTGAATTTTATGATGTTAATAATAACTATGTACCTGTATTTGTTACACAAAGTGCAAATTTTACAGGTGGTTCAAATACAATTACAAAATTATTAACATTTGAGTCCGATAGAACTGCATTTAGATTTTCAACTGGGTCTTTTGCAAATCCACCAAATCAATCGGTAAGATTTAAAACTATAAAAACTAATTTCACAGGTTCTATAACATATGCATCATCTGCATTTGATGTTGGTGGTAATTACATTCAACCATCAACTTACGCTGGAACATATCCAGGTGCATTTGTATCTCAAAATGATAATGGTGCACTTTTAAATATAGCCAGTTTTAGTGGAAGTGTTGCAAGTGTATTAGTTGGTTCAATTGTTTATACCGCATCATGTGAAGGTTTTACTGAATTTGAAACCATTTATAGATTTGAAGATGGTGATAATGCACCCGGTGTATTCGTAACTGCAAATACAAATCAATTTATTTATAAGGCAACCGACTTATCTCTTAACCCAACGGGTCAAGTTATTACAATAGAAGCAAAACGTAAAAACTTAGCATCAGCTTCAACTCCATTGACTATAAATTCTGGAAGTGGGAAACCACCTCTAACATATGTTTCTACAAATACTACAAATGGTGTAGATACTTATACAATATCCGGAACTTCATATCCATATTCAACCAATGAAACAATTTATTCCATTTCCGGTTCTGACCAATTTGGTAACGTTTTTTCTGATGCAATTAAAATAAGTCCTGTAAAAATATTAGACGGTTTTTCGGTTGCAACCAGTAATGAGAATACATCGTTCCCTGCTAATTCAGCGGGTTCGGTGATTGGTGGGTTTGCTGCAAGTAGTGGTTCTATAACTGTTAAAGTTGGTAACGAAGTTATAAGTTATGCATCACCTATTGCTAATAACAAATTTAGTGCAAGTATTTCTGCAACTTCTGGATTAACTGCTAATACATTTAATGGAACAAATTATTCAATAAATGCTTTAAGCCAAGATAGTGGTTCCTTAACGTTATTAGTAAAATATCAAGATGGTGGTGGTACTATAATAAGTTCTTCAAAAGAAGTAACATATTCAAAGGTTAAAAAGGCTGCACCGGTATTATCTTTTGTAATTGGTAATAATAATCAAACTGTAACTGCAAAATCAACGGGTGCACAAATTGACGCATTTGTAACTGCAAGTTTATCTGTAATTGAAACATATGATGGTATTAGTTCTACTAAAACATTAACTGCGTCACCTACCACTACTGCTACCAATTCATATACAATTGGTAATAAAACAACTACAACAATTGCATTACCAAATATGGCAAACGGAACCGATTCGGTTGATATTACAATAACAGGTTCGGTAGTTGATTCGGAAAATACAACAAGATTGGTTTATGGTAATATTTCATTAGCAAAAAGTAAAAAGGCCGTTCCAAATATAGTAATAACTGCTACACCACAGGCACAATCGGTGTTGGCAAATTCATCAGGTGTCCAAACTGGAACATTATCAAATGTTACAATTGAAGCACTGGAAGGTAGTACGAGTCGATTTACATCAATGACTGGGACATATAGTGGATTTTCTACTAATCCAACAATTAGTGATAATATTTTAACTATGACATCTGCCGTTATGAACGCTGCAGAAGCGTCGGTAACATTGACGGTAACTCATACTGATAGTGAAGGAACCACCGGTCAAACTAAAACAATAGTAGTAAGGACAACAAAGGTAAACGTTGGAACAAATGGAACTAATGGTGACCCCGGTGCACCTGGTAGTACCGGTGTAACTGGACCCGGTGTAGTTCATACCGGAGTTTGGACAAGTGGTAGAACATATCAATTTTCAAATGGGTTAACGGATGGTACAGGTAGGAGAGATACGGTTTTATGGAGTTCAACTGGAAATGCACCTTATAATACATACTATGCGTCCACCAGACAACATCTTTCAGCAACAGGTAACGTAATAAATGGTGCACCACACCAATCATCACAAACGGCTTGGACTTCTTTAGGTGCACAAGATTTTTTTGTAGCTGCTAAAGTAGGTATATTTGAAGACTCTTTTGTTCAAAACACGTTAAACATTGGTACGAATTCGAATGGAGCGTTGTCATCCGCAAATATTACTTTGGCGGGTGGTAGTGCGTATCCGTATATATCCATCGGTCAAAGTTCAACTGCAGGTGAACAAGGATACAATGTAAATGGTATTTTTATTGGAGTGGTCAATGTTAGTGATTCACCTGTGTATAGATTATCTTTAAAATCTGCCAGTAATTCTTTATTATGGAATGGTACATCTTTGACTATAAATGGTGGAGGAACATTTAGTGGTGACATATCAGCAGCTACTGGTACATTTACAGGAGGAGTTTCAGGAACAGGATATAGCTTAAATAATTCGGGATTAAGTTTAACAAATGCCGGTTCATCTATATCATTGGGTAATGGTGTTACATTAAATAGTAGTGGGTTAAGTGGAACGGGATTTAGTTTAACCACAACGGGTGTGGTTGCAAATACTGGTACAATTGCTGGATGGGGAATCACCGGTGCCGAATTATTCAAATCCAATGGTGTACATACCATTAGCTTAAATTCGACAGATGCTGCATATTATATTACAAGAAATAGTACCAATCAAACAAAAGTAAAAATATCACCGGCCACCTACTATAACAAAATAACTGTTTCTTCTTCTGACTTTGTTAATTTTACATATGCATATACCACAAGATTGACAGGTACCGGTAATAGTTCTCAAGAAGAAACTAGAACATTACCCGCAACAAGTGGAAGACACGATGCTGCCGGTGGGCCAGGAACTGATGGGCCCACATTTGGTGTTATACAATTAATATATCCCACCGAAGAAATTTGGGTTGATTCTGATGGTGTAAATGGTTTAGATTTTTTAGGATTTATAGCAACTATTGCTGCTAGTGGTGGAACGATTAATAATGATGATGGGGTGGATGCAAAGTATAGATTAACATTGGTTGCGGAAAAATTTGCAAATTATACCGATGCTGCCAATAGAACCAATATAATTCAAACATATAGGTCAACTATTGTTGAAAATACTTTAAAAAAACCTGCAGGTGAAACTTTTACTTATGCCGATTATTCATTTGGTCTTTCTGGTGGTGGTTTTCAAGTAGATAGTAATTTAAACTGGTTTTATGTTTATTTAGAACAATACGTTAGTTGTACAACTACCAATGGTGTACCAGAAGAAGACTCTGCATTGATTGAGGTGCGCGATTTTGGTGGAACTGTAAAAGTACAGTTTGGTAGAGTAGATAATGGATTTTCACAATTGGCACCTGCAGGTTTGCAAGTGTATACGGGTGTTAGAACTTATATGAATGCATCGGTGTCGGGTGTAAGTGGAGACAACTTTTTTGAAGTTAAAGGTAAATCTGCATTTTTATCAGGATTAGCTGTTAATGGTACATTTTCTGCGACTACTAAACAATTCCAAATTACACACCCATTAAATGAAAATAAATGGTTATATCATACTGCAATTGAGGGCCCTCAAGCAGACTTGATTTATAGAGGTAAATTAAATTTAATAAATGGTGAAGGTAGTTGTAATATAGATGTTTCTTCAAGATTAACAAATGGAACATTTAATTCATTAACAAGAAATCCACAATTATTTTTGCAAAACAATGATTCATTTGATAGAATAAAAGGTAAAATTGAAAATGGAAATGTATATGTTGTTAGTGAAAACGAAAACTCTTCTGCATCGGTTGATTGGACAGTTATTGCTGAAAGATGTGATACGGAAATATTGATGGGTGGTACATATGGTGGTGATGGTAAATATAAAACCGAAAAGTGGAAAAGGGAATTTCGTGATACTTTAATGATAACGGGTTCTGTATGATAGTTTTTATTACAACAGGTTACGGAAAAAATGTTATTGGGGGGGCCGATTTATGGTGCAATAACTTTATTGAAAATGTTTTACCATTAGTCAAAGAAGATTACAAAATTATAATTGATGGTAGACCTTTGATTAGAGAAATTGATGCAATATACACTTTTGGAAACGAAAAAGAAGTTGATAAAATATTAGACGAATGTGATAAGATTATTTTCTTACACCATTCTTACAAACAAAATCCTATCATTAAAAACTATTTACACAAAACTTATCTTACATTTGTCCATGCTTTTATTCCTGACATGTTGGGTTTAAATTCTGATTATGAAAATATAATGACAAAAGTTGATTGGGAATGGCAAAAAGAAATATTAGATAATTCCGACAATATAGTTTGGATAGGTTATGAAAAAGATTCGATACATAAACAATATCCTAAAACAAAAACTATCACAAATTATTATGAGTGGAAACATAATAAACCATTTACAGGAATAATAACTAATAAAATTGGATATGCTGCAAGATGTGAGACCAGAAAGAATGCACACTATTTAGATTATATTCCATCGATTATCTTTTCAAACAAATACGATTACAAAAGAATGTTGGAGGGGTCAAAAACCAATTCCGACTATCATAGGTTTATGGAATTTGATTATACATTTCATAATAAATTTTTTGAAGGTAATTTTCAAATATTTCATGGATGTTATACAAAAGAACCATTTGGATATGCAATTTTCGATGCAGTTGATAATGGTAAAGTTCCAATCATACATACCGATTGGATGACACATATTGATTACAAATATAGAGCAAGTAGTAAAGGAGAATTTCATCAAAGATATTTAGAAATACAAGAAGATAGTTTTGAAAAAATAAATTTAGAATTTTGTAAATTAAGAGACGGATTAACAAAATATACAAATAAACAAAATTGGATTAAAAAAATATGCAGTTACTTAATCAAAAATTAATAAAAGAATATCTTACCAACAATCACACCATTGATGAAAACGGAAACATGATTTTGGAACCAGTAAAATATCGTTGGTCACATGGTGCAACCGATTTACACTTAGGAGATGGATTGCTGATATATTCACTCATAATGTTTAATAGAGCAAAGATATGTGTATGTATTGGGTCAGGAGGTGGATTTATACCACGTCTTATGACACAAGCTAGAAAAGATTTATGGGAACAAAAGATATTTGAAGGAAATCCACAACAAGAATGGGGAGATATTGGAACTACAATTATAGTGGATGCTGCAAATGGTATTGGGGGACATACTGATTGGTTAAATGAAGATTCTTTTTTAAGATATCATTTTACACCACAAATAATTTTAGAAACATCGGAAAAATCATTTTATGATTATTTTGTAAGACAAGATATTAAAATAGATTATTTGCATATCGATGGTGACCATTCTTATGAGGGAGTTAAAAAAGATTTTGAATTATATTCAACAATTATGTCTGAAAATTCAATTATTACTATTCATGATAGTGACCAAAATTACCATGATACACTTATAGTTACTGAAAATTCTAAAAAAGATTTTGTTCCTTTTGAAGGGCCTGCAAGGTTTATTAAAGATTTAGAAAAAAATGAGGATTGGAATTTGGTAAATTTAAAAAATTTCCGTATGTTTGATAAAAAAGTTACAAGTACAGGTTTAACACTGTTAACTAGAAAATAAAAAAACTAAATGAAAAAAACAAGATTAGTAACAGTTACAGGTTCAAGAACATTAACACTTTGGCATATGTTAAATCATTATAAAAATATGGTGGATGAAATGTATGTCGTAGTTTATGAGTGGGATGGTACAAATATTTTAAAAGAAGTTGGTAGAATATTAGAAAATTTTCCAACTGCTAAGATTGTTAAAGTAGAAAGGAGGGAAAAGTTTAATTGGGAAGTTGTTACACAATTATATAATGAAACTAAATTGATGCATCCTGATGATTGGTGGGTTGTTTCTGATGATGATGAATTTCATGTATATCAAATGCCTTTACCATTTATGATTGAAGATTGTGAAGAAAATAATTGGGATATGATAAGAGGTGGGTTTATTGATAGAATTGGTGAAGATGGTAGTTTTCCTGAAATACAACCATATAAAAATATATTTGAACAATTTCCACTTGCAGGATTTTTTAGATATCCATTATCAGGTGCTTGTCCTAATAAAGTGTGTGTTATGAAAGGATATGTTGAGATAACTCCTGGCCAACACTATGCTAAATTAAATGGTGAAACTACTTGGGGTTTGCAAGACAACAATAAATTAATAGCACCTATTGATAGATATTCTACTCAGGTCCACCATTTTAAATGGGATAGTACGTGTATAGAAAGAATTAAAGCTGTAGCAGATATTAAAAAAGATTATGCATATTCAAAAGAATATCTAAAAATGTATCAAGCAATTAGAAGTAATAATTTTCAAATTGATATTACTAATCCGGAATTTATGATGGAGAATATAGGTGAAGGAGAATATTCTCAATGGAAAAATCTTTTTGCAAAAATTGTTACAATATAGTTTGGTAATTTGAATAAAAAATCATATATTTAAAAAAATAAGTTATTATGGCAAAAACAACAACAAAAACAGAAACAACGGCAACTAATCAAAATGAATTATTTTTATTAGAACAAAGAAAAGTAAAAGCTTTAGAAAAAATAGGCAATTCTTTGGATGCTTTAGTTATTTGGTTTGAAGAAATTAATAAAGATGAGTGGAGTGAAAGAACTCAATATTATTTATCCGAATTCCATAGAAAGATTATAAATAATGAGGATTAGTCCATATAGATTGGGAGTAATAGTACCTTACAGAAATCGTTATGAACATTTAGAAAGATTTAAAACGGTAATGACTACCTATTTAGATTATCTAAAAATAAAATACGAATTGATTATTGTCGAGCAAGATGATGCAAAACAATTTAATAGAGGTATGTTATTAAACATTGGTTTTAAAATTGCAAAAGAAAAAAAATGTCACTATGTTGTATTTCACGATGTAGATATGCTTCCGGTTGGTGTTGATTATTCTTATTCGGAAATTCCATTACATTTATCAACAAACTTTATTACGGAACCTGGTGAAAAAGAAAGAATTTTATTTGATACTTACTTTGGAGGTGTTACATTATTTCCTGTAAAAGATTTCGAAGAAATTGATGGATATTCTAATAAATACTGGGGATGGGGATATGAAGATGATGATTTACTATTTAGATGTAAGGAAAAAATGATTCCATTAAATACACTAAAAATTAAAAATTTGGGTAAAAAAGGAAAAGCATTAAAATTTAATGGAATAAATTCATATGTTAAATCTAAAAATATAATTGATTTTAATTCAAATTTTACAATTTTTGTATCGTTTTATCCCGATGAATTAGAGTTAAATTATTTAAAAGAATGGGACGAGTTTACTATATTCAGTATACCTGGATATGATTTTGCAATTAGTTATAGTTCTTTTAAAAGATATAATTTTTGTACATTTGACAATAAAAAAAATGCATTATATGTTAATTCAAATATAAAAACAAATTATAAAACAAACTTTACAATTACATCGGATATAAAATCAAAAACGTTCAAAGTATATCAGGATGGAAAATTCATAGGAGAAACAAATTCATATAAAAAGTTATATAATTATTCCGAACAACCGAATTTTTATTTAGGTGTAGGTAATCCGGAAAGAGAAGGTGACGAAAGATTTTTTAAAGGACATATGGATTCATTTGCTTATTATGATTCTTTATTATCAGATGAACAAATTTTAGAAATATCAACTACTCAAGAAAATTTTAGAAAATTAGAATCCAATTTTAATTTAAAAACTTATTATAATGCAAATGATATGATTGATTATAAATTAAAAGATTTATCAAGAAATAAAAATATTGGAGAAATATTTGGATGTGAAATAGTTGATTTGGATTTTGATGAATATACTGAAATACAAATACCACATAGAAGACCATCTACATTTCATTCTTTAAAACACGAAGAAAATGGATTTGTTACCAATAGTTGGAAAGATAAAGCAACAAGATGGAATCAATTAAGATTTGAAAATGAAGTAACAAAACATTCATCATTAATAACAAGAGATGGAATTTCTACATTAGATTATGCTGTTCATGGTATTGTAGAAAACGGAAAAATAACACAAGTAAATGTAGCAATATAATGAAATTAGGAGTTTGTGTCCCATATCGTAACAGAGAAGAGCATATGAATATATTTGTTCCTCATGTATCAAAGTTCTTAGAAGAAAGAGGAATTGAACACACAATATATCTTGCACACCAATGTGACGATAAATTATTCAATAGAGGTTTAATGAAAAACATTGCAGCAAAGTATGCATTTGACGATGGGTGTGATTATATAGTATGGCACGATATTGATATGGTTCCTGAAGATGATAGTTGTGATTATTCATTTCCAAAAGATAATCCACAACACATAGCAGTTCGAATTTCACAATCTGATTATCAATTAAAATATGAGGAATACTTTGGAGGTGCAGTTGTATTCTCAAAAGAACAAGTTGAAAAAACAAATGGTTATTCAAATGATTATTGGGATTGGGGTATGGAAGATGATGATTTGTTTTGGAGATGTGTAATGGAGGGATATGCAGAAAAAACTAAATTGGATTATAATGTAGAAAAATTTGTAGGATACTTTAATGGTACGGATGCAAAGATAAGTTATAAACCTTCTAGAGAACAAAAAGATTGTTTACATGAATCACATACGGTATCAATATTGGTAAAATCAGACCAACAAATAGAAAAAGCACCAATTTGGTTAATAGGTGACGCCGATAGACAATTTATAGAATACCCAATATTCAGAAAACCTGGTTATGATTGGGGATTATCTTTTAATAATAGTAGAGCATATACAATGCAACTTTGGGATAGAATGCGAAATCATTTATATCAATGGATTAAACGATATGAAAATCAATGGAGTTGGATAACAATGGCCGTTGATGCTGAGAATAAAAAAATACATTTCTATCTAAATGGTAGAGAAAGTGATGCAAGATTAGGAACAGGTACACAATCACCATTGAAATATGATGAATCTTTAAAAAGATATGCAATGGAACCATTCAATATTGGTTATTCTAAATCTCCTGTTGAAATATTTTTTAAAGGATACATTTCTGATATTAAAATGTGGAATAGATACTTAACTGCAAATGAAATAAAAAATTTACACAAGAAAACTCCACAAGAAAATTTGATATTAGATTTTGACTTTGACAATGAAGTAGATAATTTAGAAAATGTAGAAATTTTAAAAGAAAAAATAGAAATACCACATACAATATTACCTTATAGAAAAGATGGTAAATTTTTATGTTTACCACATCAAACTGAGGGATTGATTAACGAAGGCGGAATTGATAAATGGGCAAAAGGTAAAACAACGGCAGAAAATGAAAGAAGATATGTGCTTCAAATGCAACAAGGTAAAATAAATTATAAAAAAGATGGAATCAATAGTATGAAATACGAATTTATTTCAATAGACACTATTTATAATAAGCACAAAATGATAAATGTAAAAGCATAGTTATGGCATATAAAAAACCTCTTTACGAAGATGTAAAGAATACTTTGGATGGAGTTGGTAAAGGGATGTGTTTGGCAAAATGGACACAAGTAACAGCCCACTTACACACAGGACACAATCATAGTTGTCACCACCCAAATACACATAAAATATCAGAACAAGAAATTAAAAGAAACCCATCTGCAATTCATAACACTTTGTTTAAAAAACAGAGAAGAAAAGAAATGATGAATGGTGCAAGACCTACTGAATGTGATTATTGTTGGGGTGTAGAAGATAATTCCGATTTATATTCTGATAGAGTTTTTAAATCATCCGAAGATTGGAGTTGGCCATTGGCAGACCAAATTATTAATTCAAATTGGAGAGATGATTTTAACCCACGTTATGTGGAAGTTGCATTCTCTAATACTTGTAATTTTAAATGCTCTTATTGTTCACCAACATTCTCTACAACTTGGATGGATGAGATTCAACAATTTGGTGGTTATAATACAACTGACCATTTTAATGATTTGAAACACCTTGCTGCGGAACAAAAAATGCCAATACCAAATAGAGAACACAATCCATATGTAGAAGCATTTTGGAAATGGTGGCCGGATTTATATAGGGATTTACACACATTTAGAATTACAGGTGGTGAACCATTATTATCAAAAGATACTTGGAAAGTATTGGATTATATTATTGATGAACCAAACCCAAACAAAAATTTAGATTTTTCAATAAACACTAACTTAGGTGTACCTGATGAACTAATTACTAAATTAATTGAAAAATTAAAAAGAATTACTGAAGAAGATAAAGTAAAAGGATTTGTATTATTTACATCTTGTGATGCATGGGGTGAACAAGCTGAATACATTCGTAATGGTTTAGAGTTTCCTAGATTTTGGAATAATGTAAATAGAATTTTAAGAGAAGTTCCAAGAATCACTATTACATTTATGGTAACTTATAATATGTTATCTGTATTTAGTTTTGATAAATTAATTAAAGGTGTATATCAATTAAAAAATGATTATGCAGGAGACGATAGATATTGGTTATCACCGGTATTATTAGATACATCGTATTTAAGACACCCTCGTCATCAAACGGTTCAAATACTTCCACATCAATTTAAACAAAACATATTTGACCAAGCTCAGTTAGCATTCTATCATGGTATTCCATATTATTCAAAAGGATATGTTGGGTATTCCGATTTAGAAATTCAAAAACTAAAAAGAACATACGATTGGGCAATATCACCAATAAAAGATGAAGAATTACACAAAGCAAGATATAATTTTTATCAATTCTTTAGTGAACATGATAAAAGAAGAGGAACAAACTTTTGTAAAACATTCCCAGAATTAGAAGAATTTTATCATTTCACAAAAACAATACAGTTATAATATGCACAAAATAGAACATAAAAAACCTTTAATAATGGCAGATTTGCCATGGTGGCCACATAATGCATATGGTATTATAGATACCGCTGCATTCTATGTTATGAATGAAAATGATTGGACAATAAGTGGTACATGGAAAAGAAGTGAGAATTCCGATAATGCCGACGAAATGGCAGGTATTTTTATTCGTAGGGGATTACATACGGGTATTGTTTATAGAAAACCTGATATGATTATGATAAATTTTTGGTATATTGAAAACGATGAAGAAAAATATGCCGATAGAATTTTATTTTACAAAGACCAAAAGTTTTGGGATAAACCACATTTATTTACATTAAATTGGGATTCTAAAACATTTACATATGAATTATGGATTGATAATGAAATGGTTAATACCGAAACATTGGGTGGTAAATTGAGAGATTATGTAAATTCACCATATTTTATTGGAGCGGCAGATACAAAAGGAGAATTCAGTTGGGCCCAAGAATGTTATACGGATTTCTTTATGGTATCTAAGAAAAAATTAGATGGTAAAACTTGCAACAATTTTAGAAGAAATATAAAAAAATATACAAAACCAAATAAATATGGGTTTAATATAGTTGATAAAGAACCATTAGGATTATTGGCATGTTTTGATTTCCAAAACGAAACACCATATAAATTTTGGGATGTAACGGGAAATAATAATCATTTAATGAAACATTGTAAAGCCTTAGAAATGTTATAATATGAAAATACTAATTACAGGAGGAGCTGGTTATCTTGGTTCGGTTATAACCGGCCATATGTTAAAAGAAGGTTATAAAGTAATTGTTTTGGATAAATTAATTTTTAACCAAACATCATTACTCCAATATACTTCAAATAATAATTTTAAATTTATTCATGGTGATGTGCGTAATGAAAAATTATTAGAAAAACTTTGCAATGAAGTGGATGTAATAATTCCTCTTGCTGCAATTGTAGGATTTCCTGCATGTGCATCTGAACCTGATTTGGCAAGAGAAATTAATTTCCAACAAATAGTAAACATAGTTAAATTTACAAACGGAAAAGGTAAAAAGATTTTATATCCAAATACAAATAGTGGATATGGTTTAAGTACAGGACAATTAGAATGTACCGAAGAATCACCACTAACTCCAATATCAGTTTATGGTACTACTAAATGTGAAGCTGAAAACTTTTTAAGAACTGCAACCGATTCAATTATATTTAGATTAGCAACTGTATTTGGTGTCTCACAAAGAATGAGAACAGATTTATTAATTAATGATTTTACTTATAAAGCAATTACCGACAAATATATTGTTGTATTTGAAAAAACATTTAAAAGAAATTTTATTCATATAGAAGATGTTGCAAATGCATTTGTGTTTATGTTAAAAAATTATGATAAATATAAAGGTGAAGTTTTCAATGTAGGATTAAGTGATGCAAATCTTTCAAAGCAAGAATTGCTCGAAAAAATACAGACACATGTAAAAGATTTTGCAGTAGTATATGATGATTATTATGAAGACCCGGATAAACGAAATTATATTGTATCTAATGAAAAAATAGAAGCAACTGGTTGGAAACCGGAATGGAATTTAGATAGAGGTATTGAACAATTAATAATGGCTTACCAAATGATTGTACCAAAAATGGGTGCAGAATTTAGAAATGGATTTCCTTTGGGATACGCAAATCAAACATAGTATGAGTAATAAATGGGATGAGTTTCAAATTACTCCATCAAAAAAATTTGGTTATGAAGTACCAACATATACTCCATCAATTTATAGAGAATATAGAGGTGAGATATTTACAACCTTTCATTCGGAGGAACATCCAGTAATGACACAAATACATTATGATAAAAGTGAGATTAGTATTCATGGTAGATTTTCAAAATCATACAAAGGTGTATTAAGAGGATTACATTGGGATAGTAAAACGTGGAAATTAGTACAAGCTGCAGTGGGTGATATCTATTTAGTCGTTTTAGATATGAGACTAAACTCACCAACATCAGGAGAGTGGGAGTCTTTTATTATATCCGAAAGAAATAGAAATCAAGTATTAGTTCCACCAGGCTTTGCAAATGGACATTACGCATTAACTGATTGTATGTTTCATTATAACTTATTTTACAAAGATGGTTATGTTGATGCAGATGAGCAAGGTGTAGTTAAATGGAATGACCCGGAATATCAAATGGAATGGCCAACTACAAATCCAATACTACAAAAAAGAGATAGATAATGTATGATTTAATAATAGGTTTTGGTTGTTCTTTTATGGAAGGTGGAGGACTTGATAATCCAGAAATTCATAAAAGAATAAATAAATTAAATAAAGTGGCAGAATTGGAAGATGCTATTATTTTTAAACATAAAAATAATTTTATTGCATATTTGGGAGAAATTTATAAATGTGAATATATCAATTTAGCAGAATCTAGATGTCCAAATGATTTGATTTTTCAAAATATATACAATTATTTTAACAATAAAAAAATTGATAAAAAAATATTAATGGTCGGCCAAATTAGTTTATTTAGTCGTTTATATCTTTATTATGAAAAAACAAAAGAATATTTAAAATTAAATAGTTTAGATTTTAATTTACCACCATTTAATAGTGAAGATAGATATAAAGAATTATATCAATATTATCAAAATTATTTATCATATGTATACAATGAAAATTTGGTATATAATAAAATTATTAGAGATATTGTAACATACACAAAATGGTTAGAATCCATTGGAATTAGTTGTATTTGGTTGTCGTATGATGGAACACCACATCAATTTTCAGAATCAAAAAATTTTATAAAATTCAACGGAGATAATTTAGGTGCATGGATTGAAAAAAATAAATTAAGATTGTGTGATATTTCTGAATTAGAAACGGGAGATTTGCATATGTCAATTGAAGGGCATGAGTTGGTAGCAAAAAAAATATATGAACATTTAAATAAAAATATATGATAAAAAATTTAGAACAATATCCAATAGTAAGAACTGAGACCGAAATTGGTTGGACACCGGAAAAATTAATCAGATTTGAAAATAGAATAGTAGAACATTGGGAAAATGCAAAAATCACAGGCCCTATACACTTATCAAATGGTAATGAAGAACAATTGATTGAAATATTCAAAAGAGTTTCTGAAAATGATTGGGTATTCAGTACTTGGCGTTCACACTACCATTGGTTGTTAAAAGGAATATCGTCCGATTATGCAGAGGAACTTATTTTGCAAGGTAAATCTATTACTTTATGTGATATAGACCATAAATTCTATGCTTCTGCAATTGTAGGAGGTACTCTATCAATTGCATTGGGAGTTGCAATGGGAATTAAGCAAAAAGGAACTGACGAAAAAGTATTTGTATTCATTGGTGATATGTCATTTGAAAGTGGTATATTTTATGAAGTTCATAAATATGCAAGAAACTTTGACTTACCAATTGTATTTGTTGTAGAAGATAATGATGTTTCAACTTATACACCAACCGAAGCAACTTGGAATACAAAAAGAGAAATCCCATCGGATGTAATTCATTATACATATAAATCAAAATTCCCACATTATGGAACTGGAAAGTGGATTGCCTTTTAAGTTTTACTTTGAAAACATAGATTCTTATGGAAGAACTTTGCCAAATAATTTATCTAAAAAAGAATTAGAAGAATATAACTCTCTATGCTCTGAAGAATATAATTGGAATTCACATATAGAAAGTGGAAGAACCCAAAAATTAATTAATACATTTTATAGTTGGTTATCAGATAATAATGCAATTGCAAAAAATATCAACGATTCAAATTTAGTATATTTGTGTGAATCATATACTCCCCCCGCATATTATAAAAATTTATTCGTAGAAAATTTAAGCACGGAAGTATATAATAAAATTAAAAACGGAGAAATTATTGTTATTTTTAGTTGGTTTAGTGAACCATTATATGATTCCGATTTTAATGAAAACATAGAAAAAATTTGTGAAGAAAATAATTTTGATGTTAATAAATTTTTTGTTTTTACTAGTGGAAATAATATAAAAAATACCTCGAAAATTAAACACATATCCGACCATTTCTTTCTAAAAAATTCAGCTGAGTTTTTAAAATATTTTTTACAAAATAAAATTTTCAAACCAAATACATTTGATTATGTTTGTGAAATTGTTAATCAAAATATATTTCAACAAAAGAAAGAAAAACATTTTTTATGTTTAAATAGAAGTGCAGATAGACCACATAGATTTGGATTAGGAATGTTTATTGAAAAACATAATCTATGGGATAAAGGTGAATTTACTTTTTTATTATGTGACAAGAAAAAAGAAGATGATGAACTTGTTGAAGCATTTAGTTGTGAAACATTGAAAGAATATACTGAATATAAGGATTCTTTTTATAATAAATTACCAATGGAAATTGACACTAAATTTTTAATGAAAGGTAATGAACTTTTTAACTTTGGAACATCTAGAATTTATTACAAACCAATATATGAAAAAACTGCAATCAATATTGTAACAGAAACCACATTTACAAAAAATAAAGTTTTTATATCAGAAAAAACATTTCATCCAATAATTAACTTACAACCATTTATAATGTTTGCATCAAACGGACAATTACAAGAACTTCGTAATTTAGGATTTAAAACCTATGGCCATATAATTGATGAAAGTTATGATGATGAAGAAAATAATCACATAAGATTTAAAATGGTATGTGATGAAATATTAAGATTATCAGAAATGTCTATTGATGAAATAAATAAATTATTTTTATCCTGTAAAGATATATGTATTTATAATAGAAATCATTTATTAAGTTTTACAAAATATGATGTTTTCAAAAATAGTTTAGAAAAATTAAATAAAATTTGTTATGGAATTTAAAGGAAAAAAAGTTATTATAACCGGTGCAAACGGTTTAGTTGGATTACCAACAGTTAAAAAGTGTTTAGATGAAGGTGCTGAAACAGTATATGCAGTAGACCTTAGAATTGGAGACAATCTTAAATTTTTACAAACAATGTATGGTGCCAATAAATTGGCATTGGTTACAACTGACCTAACATATCTTTCTCATTGTGAAAATTTATTTAAACAAGAAAAAATAGATATAGTTCTTCACATTGCAGGTGTTAAAGGTTCACCGGCTAGGTCATCAACTCAACCTGCAGATTATTTATTCCCAATGTTGATGTTTAATACAAATATGATTAAAGCATCATTTGAAGCAAAAGTAGATTGGTTCGTGTATCTTTCATCGGTTGGAGTTTATAACCCATCAGAGATAATGAATGAAGAAGACATTTGGTCACAAGAAGAAACTTGGGCATCAACTCCATCTCGTTTAGATTGGCATCCAGGTTGGACAAAAAGAATGGGTGAATTAACTTTAGATTCTTTAAGAGTTCAATATGGTTGGAAAAACTATACAGTTATTAGACCTTCAAACATCTATGGTGTAAATGACAACTTTGCAGAAGATGCAACTGTTATTAGTTCCAACATTTGGAAATTATTTAATGTAGAAGGTGACGACATGGTATGTTGGGGTAATGGTTCTTCTCGTAGAGACTTTGTATTTGGTGACGATGTTGCACAAGCTGCAATTGATGTAGTTAAAAAAGAAGTTAGTGATATTATTAATTTTGGATGTGCAGAAGCAGTCACTATTAAAGAAACAATTGAAACTATTGTTGAATGTTATACAGAACTTACAGGAAAAACTAAAAATATTGTTTGGGATGAAAGTAAAACAAATGGTGACCCCATCAGATGTTTAGGTTCTAAGAAACAAAAACAATATGGTATTTTACCACAAACCACTTTAAAAGATGGTATCATGCAATCAATTAAACAATATAAGAGTAGATTATAATGAAACATTTAATAACTGCAGGATGTTCATTTACAAGTTTAACAAAACCAAATGTAGATTTTTCTGTTGAAATTGAAATACCCCTAAGGCATAAGAATGTAAATATGTGGACGTGGGTTGATTGGGTTAGACATTATAATACAGAAACTCATATAGTATATAATTACGGTTGCCCTACAAATGATAATACAACTATAACAGAAAGTGCTTTATATGGTATTAATAAATTAATTAAAGCAGGTGCAAATCCAAAAGATATTGAACTTGTAATCCAGTGGTCATGTGCAACCAGAAATTCTTTTTTTATACCAAATGGAGTTGTTGATAGAGAAAAATTACAAAGAGAACATCTTAACGATTTTGTTTCTGAAAAAAAATATAATTTTGAAAACGGATTTAAATATCTAACAGGTGGATATAATAAAACGTCCCAACCAGATGAATTGAATGATATTTCTTTTAGTTATCTTGCAAATCAATTTTCACATGAAGAAAGAATAATTAATTGGTTAAAAAATATTATTCTAATTTCTTCATTCTGTAAAAATTTGGGAATTAAGTATAAGTTTTTTCAACTTAATAATAATATTTCATCTTTCTTTTATACATCATATAAAGAAATGAATAAAGTAGAGAAAAGAAATTCAGAACCAGGAATACCAGCATCGGAAAATTTCCTAAAAACAAAAGAAATACAAAATACTTGGGAAGATAGTATATTTTTGGATAACCCATATATAAATTATTTATTAGAGTTAGTTGATTTAAAAAACGATTTTTGGTTTTATGAAAGAGAAAATCATCACAAATTTGGTGGTTCTTTAGAATGGACAATCGATGCATGGGAAGATGATTTAAAAAATGATAGTGAATTTTCTTTATCAAATGTAATCTATTATGAATTAGAAGGTATGACCGAAAAAGAACAAAAAGCTTATTTTAAAAAAACAACATACGGACACCCCTCATCTTTGATGTGGAGAAAATTTTATTTAGAAGTTATAAAACCTAAATTTTTATGAAGTATTTAATTTGCAATGGTTGTTCATTTACAAGAGCTGGTAGATTGAACATAGATGTTACCGATGATAATTTTTTAACCGAAGATAATACTGCATCACATTCATCAACAAATTCAAATGAATTTTATTATTATCCACATCAAATTCAATTATTACATCCTGAAATAAAAGTTATTAATTTAGGAAATGTTACAAACGATAATCAAGTAATAGCTAGAAATATTATTTATAAAATTGAAAAACTAAAAAAAGAAGGATTTGATACGAAAGATATTTCCGTAATTGTTCAATGGTCATCCTTTTACAGAAACTCATATTTTGTATCTCCATCAAAAATAGAAGAAAATAAAAAATTAAAATTAACACAACATAGAAAAAGATGGGATGATGATTATGCACATATAAACGATTTTGCAGAAGAAAAAACTGAAGTTGGTGAAAATGGATATTATTTTTTATCTGGTAATTTTGGAATGGAACATGTTAAAAATCCTATGAAAGATTTTGCACATTTATATTTGGGACATTTGCATTCACACGAAGAACGATTATTGGTATTTTTGGAAACAATTATGATGTTACAATTGTATTTAAAATCTAATGGTATTAAATATAAAATGTTTAATATAGCAAACAATTTTTCAGATACATATGTTTATAATTCTAATAAAGGTTCTGGATTTCCAATATTCAAACCAGAAAATTCTAAGAATAATGAAATGTATGAAATTATAAAAAATAAACATATACCAAATACTTGGAATGATAAAATGGAATATTTTAATAATCCTTATTTAAATTATTATTGGAATATTATCGATTGGAATGATTTTTGGTTTTATGAAGAAAATGGATTACATAAATATGGTGGTGTAACTGAGTGGGCTATTAGAAATTTTAATATAAATGACCCAATAAGAGATTTGAATTATAAAAATACTTTATTTTTAGAACAAGAATTAAAAAACGGAAAAGAATATACGGAAGATAATTTGATAGATATTTATCAACAAGGTATGTGTCCATTAGGTCATGTATCGGCTAGAATGTATAAAATATTTGTGGATAAAATTGTATCAAAATGGGAACTATATTAAAAGAAGAATTATTTCAAAATGGATTTGTTTCTTTTAATTTAAAAAACTTTGATGAAAATTTATATAATAAATTAAAAGTATTTTTTCCAAAAGAAAATTTAAAACCTGAAATGTTCAATCATTTGAAGAATTCTATAATAGGAGTTGAACATGAATATCCAAATTCAGCATTAATGGGAAAACCATTTACCGAATTAGATAAAATAAAATATGATATTATACAAAAATATGAATATACATGTGACCAACTTTGGTTTTTTGATTGGCCTTATGATGTAAAAATAGAAAAAACCCCATATACTGAAATAATAAAACCATTGTTTAAATATTTTTACGATGAAGAATGTAAAGGTGCAAATTCACAAGTAACTATGTATAATGATGGTTGTTATTTAAAAAATCATACGGACGGAAACGGTGGATATACTGGTGATAGACATTGTGCAATTTTAATATATCTTTCAACTGAATATCAAAAAGGAAAAGGTGGAGAAATGGTGTTGAGTAAAGATAAAAAGGAAGAAGTTTGGGTAGAACCAATATATGGCAATGTTGCTATATTTGATTTTACAAAACATGATATTTGGCATAGAGTAGAAAAAGTAAAAGAATATAACAGATATTGTTTTATTAATTTTTGTTAATTTGAAAAAAAATCATTATATTGTATAGTATGAAAAAAGAAGCATTTAAAACATTTGTTATATCTGATAAACAAAAACAAATTGTAAATAAGTTAGTAGAAACACCTTTACAAATTAAAGGATTAAGAGCTGCATTGGAACATATTGGAAATCCACCAGTACCCTTGCCAGAAAATTTTGTAAAAACAAATGAAAATTTTGATAATTTTAAAAAAGAAATTTTAAAAACACATACCGATAATGTATATCAGGCTTGGTATTCCTTAGAAGTAAATAAACTCATAAAACCTGAAATAACAAATGTATTACAGGAAATATTTACACAAAATTATCCAGAAATAACTGAACCTGTTGAGGTAATGTGGGAATTTACAATGTTTGATGAGGGATGTTATATAAAAGACCATTTGGATGGTAGAGACCCAAAAAGAATTGCCGGTATATTAATTTACCTTAATAAAGATTATGATGAAAACAATGGTGGATTATTGAAAGTTGTTCATCCTGATACAAATGAAGAAAGTTATGTTATTCCTGAATTTGGAAATGCAATTTTAGTAGATTATACACAAAACGAAGTCGCACATGAAGTTACCGAAGTTAAAAAAGAAAAAAGGTTGGCAATTTGCGCATTTATACACAAAATAAATTTTATGGACAAAAACAAAAAAGTACTGGTTACAGGAGCAAGTGGATTTATAGGTTCACAATTAGTTAAAACATTATTAGATAAAGGATATACAAACATTAGAACAACTTCTTTTGGCAGAGATTTACCAGTATCTTTAAACAATTATAAATGGTTAGAACACATTAAAGGTGATTTGAGAGATGCTGAATTTTGTGAAAAGATTAGTAAAGATGTTGATGTTGTATTTCATTTAGCAGCAAATACTTCAAACGCATTAGATACCAAATTTAACCCATTATTACATGTTACTCCAAATGTGGAGATGAATGTAAACTTAATGGAACAAAGTTGGAGGAACGGAGTTAAGAAATTTATGTTTATATCATCTAATACAGTTTATCCAGATATGAGAGATAAATTTTGTAGAGAAAATTTAGATATACACGGAACACCATTGGTACCGATATATAAGGCAGTTGGTGGTATGAAGAGATATGGTGAAATGTTATGTGATTTCTTTTCAAATCAGATTCATAACCCTATGCAATGTGTAATTATTAGACCATCTAATGCATTTGGCCCTAATGATAAATTTGATTTTGAAAAATGTCATGTTACTCCTGCAAACATCAGAAAAGTGGCAGATGGGTTGAATCCAATACCATTGTGGGGTGACGGAACTGAAATCAGAGATTTATTACATGTTGAAGATATGGCAGAAGGATTTTTATGGGTTGCTGAAAAATGTGCAAGATATGATATTGTAAATGTTTGTTATGGTGAAGGATTTAGTGTAAACCAAGTATTAGAATGGTTAAGAGAAATGGAAGGAAATACAAACCCCATCGAACATACCAATAATAAAGCTCCTATGATTCCTGTAAGATTATTATCTTCAGAAAAAATAAATAAAATGGGATGGAAACCAAAGAGAGATTTAAAACAAGCTCTTAAAGAAACTATGGATTGGTATAAAGAAAATAAACATTTATATAATCCAAATTCAAAACCTTAATGAAAAATATAGTATTTGGTGGATGTTCTTTAACTTGGGGCCAAAGTTTGTGGTATGAAGGTAATTTTCCCAATGATAAACACCCTAGAGATGGATTTTTTTATGAACCACAAATTTGTAAAGAATGTTATGAATATATGTTTGAGCATAGATGGCCACGACAAGTATCCAAACATTTCAATAAAGAAGAAAAAGTAAATGCACTTAATGGTGGAAATAATATGGGTATAAAAGCATTTATACAAAATAGTATAAATGAAAACACCCAATTAGTTGTATTTCAAACTACTCAATTTGTAAGATATCCACAATATGTAGATTATCAGGTAGAAAGAATTGAAGAATTTGTATTAGAAACAGAAAAAAAAGGAATACCTGTTAGATTTATTCATTGGATGTGGCCTGATATAACCGATGAAGAAATGAAAATATTTTTAGGTAATAAAAAATATGATGCAGATGCAAATAGATTAAAATTTCCTCCTGGTGGAAAAAGTGCCGAAAATAATAAAGCAGAAGTTCCAAAAATCAAATTTCAATTACCACCATATGATGGAAATTTATTAACATCTAAAATTGTAAGAGACAGAACAATTTATATTTTAGATAAATTCAATTTTTCAGAAATAGTAGAGTGGCAGTATCCAGCTGGAACTGATTTTCAAAAAAAATATACAATTGCAGGAAAATTTGGTGTTCCTGAGACTGCATCCGCACCAGATACACATTTTAATATGGAAGGCCACAATTTAATTGCAAATGAAATAATTAAACATTTAGAAAAAGAAATCAAAGACGGAACACTTAAATTATAAAATATGAATACACCACAATTTTCTCCATATAAAGATGCATTAACAAATGCAATGACAGAATTGGCAAAATTAGATAATACAATTTTTATAGGCCAACAAATAGTATATGCTGGAAATCCTATGAGTACAACATTAGGTGAAGTACCAAAAGAAAAGATGATTGAAGTACCTGTTATGGAAGAAACTCAAATGGGTATGACTTTAGGATTGGCCATAACTGGAAAACAAGTTGTAAGTTTTTACCCGCGTTGGGATTTCATAGTATCGGCTGCAAATCAATTAATAAATCATGTTGATAAATTTGAAGTAATGACTGGTAAAAAATTAAATATTATAATTCGTTTAGGAAAAGGTTCGGATAAACCATTAGACCCTGGCCATCAACATAAAGGAAACTATTTGGAAGAATTTAAATCTCTATGTAAGAATATAGAATTTCACGATTTAAAAACACCAACCGATATTGAACTGGCCTATAAATATGCAACCAAAGAAGGTGGCATTCATGTACTTGTAGAATATCCTGAACTATATTATAGTTAATGAAAGAATTAATTTTAGATAATGGTAAAATCATATATGATGAAATATATGATGGTGGTGGCAGTGTATTTGGAATAAATGCATTAAAAGATGAACGTGTTATAAATGTTATAAAAAAAGGTAACATATTAGAAATGTGTTCTGGACCTGGATTTATGGGATTTTTTCTAAATTTACAAGGATTTGCAAACGATTTAGTTTTATCCGATATTAATGAATCACATGGTTTTTATATTAGAGAAACCATTTTACAAAATAATTTAATGAATACTAAATTTATCCAATCGGATGGATTTAAATCATTTGAAATTCATACTATGTTTGATACAATTATTATGAATGCACCACATTATTCATCTCCAAGAGAAGGTGGATATGTTAGTAAAGAAGAAGAACTTATTTGTTTAGACCAAGATTTACAATTTCATAAACATTTTTTGAAATATGCAAAAAATTATCTAAAAAAAGATGGAGTTATTGTGTTGATTGGAAATATGGGTGGTATTCAACCACAACAAATAATTGATGTAGCAGGGGATGGATATATATGTAATGTAATATCTTGTGAAAGATATGGGTGGATTAGAGATTCTAGATTTTATGTTTTAGAAATAAAATTAAATGGATAATAAATTAAAAAAATTAATTTTAGGATATGATGTGATATTTCCATATTGTGAAGTTCCAAATGCATTAAATCCAAAATATTTGAGTTTTGCAGAACATTGTGATTGGACTTTTGATAAATCAGAACAGTATTTTTTAAATGAACTAAAAATTGCATGGCCTGTATTTAATGGTAGATTTATGGTTCAACTCAATGATGAATCTGGTAATCCCGGATATTTTGCAGCAGATAAAAAATTAGTATACGATATAATAAAAGATAGAGAAAGAGGAAAACCTGCATATGATTGGTATTATTTAATTGAACCCTATGGCCATATTGATAATTTTTTAGGATTAAGAAAGGAATTCAAAAATGAATATTTTGATAGATTTATTCCAAAAAAGACTTTAGAAGAAATACGAGATGGCCATGGTAAATTGATTATCAATTATGCAATCGATGGTGGATTTGAAACACACAATGTGATACAATTAAAGAAATCTTTAGATAATTTAAATTTACCTAAAGAAAAAATTATTATCATCCATAATGATATTAATTTAGAAAATATGATGAAACCATTATTTGGTGAAAATATGCCTAAATTAATTCATTATTGTTTTTCGTTAAATTCAAAATCACAAGAATATTATAAAAAAGAAACTCAAAAAGAATATTATTTTTGGAAAGATGAAGCCAGACAAAAAAAATACGATTTTCAAAATAAACAAGAATCTCTTAATTTGAATAACAAAACACATAAGTTTTTAAATTTAAATAGGAGATTAAGAAAGCATAGATTTGATATATTAAAATTTTTTTGGGATGAGAATATGATTGATGATGTTTTAATAAGTTATGATTATAAATTATTGGTTGGGGATACTGTAGAACATTCTATACAAAAATATGGAATAGATGAATTTAATAGATTTATAAATTATTTAAATGAAAACCCCAAAAAAACACTTGATTATGATGATTTAGAATCGGTATGGGGATATGGGTATGAGACAAAAGAAATATACAATCAATCTTTAATATCAATTTTATCAGAAACTAATTTCTATGAAGAAACTGGTTATTTAAGTGAAAAAATTTGGAAACCAATTGCACATGGCCACCCATTTATATTAGTAGGGCCTTATAATTCTTTAAAATCATTGAGAGAAGATTTTGGTTTTAAAACATTTTCTCCTTTTATAGATGAAAGTTATGATGAAGAAAAAGACCCAAATGTTAGAATGAAAATGATTAAAACCGAAATTAAAAGATTAAATAATTATACATTAGATGAATTAAAACAAATCGTTAAAGAATTAAAAACTATATTATTACATAATAGAAATTTACTTTTTAAATATGGTTCAAAATCTCACATATGTTTAGATTATTTACATTATTTAAGAATATCCGATAAAGACGAAGAGGCAAATGAAATATTAAAATTATTTTTACAAAATTTAAACCAAACAAAATTAATATGATAAACCCAATCAAAATCATCAAAAAGTGGTATGAAAACTATAAGATGAAAAAAAGAATAAAGAAAAAGTTAGAAGAACTTAAAAAAAGAGACCCATTTGTTTATAAGAATTTCTAATATTTTAAGATATTTATATACATGAATTTAAATCAATTACAATTTAATGAAGAATTTCCTGGAGGAATAGGTACCGGATTAGTTTTACCTGGTGGATATATTAATGGTGCACCCAGTGAATCGGTTTCAAAAATAATGACTTCAAATGAAGAAGAGAAAATATTTGAAGAATTTGTAAATAAATATTTTGTCATAAAAGAAGGAGGAGCTGCAGGACATTTGGCACATCCATTTGAAGATGAAAATCTAAGGTTCTCCGATATGAAATCCATGCTTAATAAGGGATTATTGGGAGGACTGGATTCAGAAGCTCCTGTTAGTGAAAAACTAGACGGACAGAATATTGCATTTACTGTAAAGGATGGTAATATAAGATTTGGTAGAAACAAAGGCCATGTTAAAAATAGTGGAGAAAATTCATTGGATGTTCAAGGAATTGCAAAACAATTTGCCGGAAGAGGTGGAATTGAAAAAGCTTTCACCGGTGCAGCTGAAGATTTACATGCGGCCGTTTCTAAATTAAAACCAGAACAAGTTAGAAAAATGTTTGGTAATGGTTCTAAATTTATGAGTTTAGAAATTATATTACCTGATACCACAAATGTAATCCCATATGGTAGAAGTGTATTGGTAATGCATGGAACAATTCAATATGATAAAGAGGGAAATGAGGTAGGTCGTTCTAATGAAGATGCACAATTATTTGCAACAGCAGTTCAAAAAGTTGGAGCTGATAAACAAAAAACATTTGGTATTGAAGGGCCCAAAACAATTGCATTTTCCGATGAACCAACAAAGGAATATTTGGATAAATACAAATTATATGATAAGCAATTATCCAATTTACAAAAACAATATGGTTTAACTGATAAATCTAAATTAGAAGATTACAGAAGAAAATGGTGGGAAAATGAAATTAATAACCAAGAAAAACAATTAGGTGTTAAATTTTCTCCATCACAAAAGAAAGGTTTAATTAAAAGGTTTGCAGATGGTGATAAAACATTTGGAGTAAAAAACTTAGAACAACCAGCACAACAACAGTGGTTTAGAGATTTTGAAACAAACAAATTACAGGCATCTCAAAAACAAATGATTAAACCAATTGAAAGTGTATTTTTAAACGCAGGTGCACAGACATTAAAAAGAGTAACAAACTTTTTAGCAGCAAACAATCCTGGTGCAGCTGATGCACTAAGAAAGGAAACCTTACAATCAATTAAAGGAATTAAAGATAGTAAAGATGTCGATAAAATTGCAAAATTACAAATTGAATTAGAAAGATTAAATAATATCGGTATGGATAATATTGTCCCATCCGAAGGAGTTGTATTTCAATATAAAGGAAAACCATACAAATTTACAGGAGCATTTGCACCTATAAATCAAATACAAGGAACTTTTAAATTTGACAAACCAAAAAAGAAAGAAGAAACTCCTGTATCTGGAAAAGAACAACCAAAAGAAACTAACAAAAAAACAATAGCTATTTTTTCTGGTAGATTCCAACCATTCCATGCAGGACATTATAGTATTTACAAATCATTGGTTGATAAGTTTGGTAAAGATAATGTATATGTTGCAACCTCAAATATTGTTGACCCAATTAAGTCTCCATTCTCATTTAAGGATAAGAAACAAATTATGACTACAATGTTTGATATACCAAAAAACAAAGTAGTACAGGTTAAAAATCCATATGCACCGGTTGAGATTTTAGAAAAATTTCCACCAGAAACTTCATATGTTACTGCAGTTTCAGAAAAAGATGCAGAAAGACTTCAAAGAAATGATAAATATTTTAAAAATATAGAAGATGTTCCATCACAAAAAAGAAAAGGATATGGTGATGAGGGATATTTTATAATTGCACCTGAAATGCAGTTAAAAGTAAATAGAAAAAATATTAGTGGTACTCAATTGAGAGCAACTTTTGGAAATGATATGATGTCCGCAGCTGAAAAGAAAAAAATATTTACACAAATATATCCTAAATTTGATAAAGATGTTTTTGCAAATATTGTAAATACAACCAAAAAAGCAGAAGCATTAAAAAAATCAAAACAAGTTACCAAAGATACAGCTTTAAAATCAAAATTAAAATCATTAGACCCTAAAACTAAAAAGAAAGTACAAAAAACTTTACAAACTAAAATTAAAAATCCTGTTACTGGAAATGTAATATTAGTTAAATCTGCATTAAAATATGATGATAGTCAAGCAGTAAAAAAACTTGCAGTTGGTTTAATAAAACAAGCTATGAAAAAATAAAAAATTTATTTTTGATAGATTATTTTGATATATATAATATAAAGAAACGGTTATAAAAGTATAGAAATATGGCAAAAAGAAAAAGTTTTGATGAGAAATCAAAAGGGATGCACAAATCTCGTAAACTCATTATAGACACGGTTTTTGGAAGAGAGGACAACACACAACGAGTACATGGTTATGAAGGTGAGGTTGAACAAAAAAGAGAAGTGGGTGAAAGATGGGTTGACAAAGATGATAAAGAGTGGGAACAAAAAGAAGGTTTCAAAGTTGCAGTCACTCAAATGGATGATGTTAGACAATTTTTACAAAAGCTGAGCACATGTTCAGTTGAAGATTGTAAAACGGAAACATATAGTAGTGCAGACAAAAAACTAATTCGCAAAACAGGAATGTGTATAGTTTGTCTTGCAAAATTTGAACAAGGTTTAAAACAAGATGGAACATATCCTTTCTATGAAGATTATAAGATAACAAGAAACAAACTTGCTTATGTTAGAGAATTAAAAGATAGATATGAAGAAGCCTTAGGTGGTATTAAAAAACAAATGGAAATTATCACCGAAGATGGCAGAACTGAAACTTGGACATGGGATGTTGATATTGAAAAAGTAAAACAAGATTTAAAAAATGATATAGATGGTGCATATGAGGCCATCGAATTATTAATAGAAAGAAAGAGGTTATTAGAAGAAAAATTGGTTGAGTTAAATCATCCAGAATTAATTAAAAAATAAAAATTATGAAAAAATTCTTAAATTTAAAAAACATTGCAATTGCAGTATTAGTAGTAATCGTATTATTAGAGTATTTTAACCCAGGTGGAAAGATGCCAGGTAGAACTGTTAGAATTGATGGTAAAAAATACGAAGTTATTAAACATGACATAGATACATTTGAAGTTGTTAAAACGAAAGTAGTAACTAAAAAAGGTTCGGACATCTATCATGAAACAATTGTAGAAAAAGAAGTAGTAATCCCTGCAATAGTGGATACTCAAGCTTTATTAAAAGATTACTATTCAAAAGTATTATACAAAGATGTATTAGTATTACCTGATTCATTAGGAACAGTTTCAGTAACGGATACAATTTCACAAAACAAAATTATGGGTAGAACTTTCGATGCTAAAGTAAAAGAAAGAACTATTAAAGAAACTCTTATTGTTAAAGAATTGCCTAAAACACAAGTGTATTATGGTTTTACTGGTGGATTTAACAAAGCTGATGTAGTTTCAAATATTGGTGGTGGGTTGTTGATAAAAACTAAAAAAGATAAAATCTACCAAGTTGGTGTGGGTGTTGCAAATAGAGTAACAGACGGAACTAACGGAACATTATCACCATATGTTGGTGCAGGTGTATATTGGAAGATTAAATTCAAAAAATAATGGGAGTTCAGGGGCAACCTAAGAAAACATTAAAAGAGATAATTGCTGAAGAATATCGCAAGTGTGCGTTAGACCCAATTTACTTTATGAAAAAGTATTGTGTCATTCAGCATCCGGTGAGAGGAAAAATACCCTTTCACCTTTATCCTTTCCAGGAAGATTGTTTAACAGACTTTAAAGATAATCGTTTTAACATTATTCTTAAATCTCGTCAGTTGGGTCTATCGACTTTATCTGCAGGATTTATTTTATGGAAGATGTTATTCAACCAAGATTTCAATGCGTTGGTAATTGCAACGAAAGTCACTGTAGCAAAGAATCTGGTAGAGAAGGTAAGAGTTATGCACGATTTACTTCCTGTTTGGTTGAGAGATGGTGGTAGTTCATCGGTAGAAGATAACAAACTATCACTTAAATTAAAAAATGGTTCACAAGTAAAAGCAATCGCAAGTTCTCCAGACGCAGGCCGTTCGGAAGCCTTATCATTGTTAGTTGTGGATGAAGCTGCATTCATTAGAGATATTGATGAGATTTGGTTATCTGCACAATCTACATTATCAACGGGTGGTTCTGCAATTGTATTATCTACTCCAAATGGCGTTGGTAACTGGTTCCATAAAATGTGGGTAGAAGGAGAAAGTGGTGCAAACGGATTTAATTGTATTAACCTACATTGGACAAAACATCCAGAAAGAAATCAAGCATGGAGAGATGAACAAACTCGTATTTTGGGAATTAAAGGAGCAGCACAAGAATGTGATTGTGACTTTGTTGGTTCTGGTGATACGGTATTTGAACCGGCATTATTGACATGGTATAAAGATACATATGTGATGGACCCGGTTGAAAAAAGAGGATTTGATAGTAATTTGTGGGTTTGGGAACATCCTAATTATAATAGAGCATATATGATATCCGCCGATGTCGCTAGAGGTGACGGAGCCGATTATTCTACTGCACAAGTTATAGACATAGAAGATTCATCACAGGTTGCAGAATATAGAGGTAAAATAGACACAAAAGATTTCGGAAACTTTTTAACATCATTGGCAACCGAATATAATAACGCACTATTAGTTGTGGAGAACTCAAATGTGGGTTGGGCTTGTATTCAACAAATTATCAATAGAGGATATCAAAACTTATTTTATATGAGTAATGATTTAAAGTATATTGATACCGAAAGACAAATGTCAAACAAATATTATAGAGACGAAAGACAAATGGTTGCGGGATTTTCAACAACAACCAAAACTCGTCCTCTTATCATATCAGCATTGGACACATATATGAATGACAAAGATATTCTAATTCGTTCAAGTAGATTGATAGATGAAATGTTTACATTCATTTGGCAGAGTGGTAGGGCAGAAGCAATGAAAGGTTATAATGATGACCTTATTATGGCATTAGGTATTGGACTTTGGGTTCGTAATACTGCACTTCGTTTAAAACAAGAGGGAATTGATTTGACAAAAAATATGTTAAATGCAACATCAATTAATCCAAATCAGGGAGTTTATTCTTCAAATTGGCAAAATCATAAAAATCCATATGAAATGGAGCTGGGAAAAGGTGAAGTAGAAAACCTAACTTGGTTGCTAAAGTAATTTTTATATATTTATATGTTGAAACTATTATAATATGAAACTAATTAATTTAATTCCAAGTAATTTTACAGACATCAAAATTCTTACAAAAGAAGAATTTATGCAAGAAATGGAAAACCCGTGTTGGAAAGGATATGAAATGGTAGGTACTAAGAAAAAAAATGGTAGAGAAGTGCCTAATTGTGTTCCTAAAAATGAAAATATAGAAGAAGATATCAATAGTGATGACGATATTAATTATGGTAAAGTAGAACCTGAAGAATATGATGTAGATAATTATGATGATTTCAAAGACTTTATATCATACATAAAAGAATACAATAAAGAATTATCAGAAGCAACTTGCCCATGCATGACCGAAGGTGAATATCAAGGTAGAGATGTTCCGTTGGGCAAACCAATGAGAGGTGATGTAAAGAAATTTAAAGTATATGTAAAAAATCCTGCAGGCAATGTTGTTAAGGTAAACTTTGGTGACCCGAATATGAGAATTAAAAAATCAAATCCTGCAAGAAGAAAATCCTTTAGAGCAAGACATAATTGTGCAAACCCAGGACCAAGAACAAAAGCAAGATATTGGAGTTGTAGAAAGTGGTAAATTTGGAAAAGTGGAAAATTTTTCATATATTTAGAAAAATAGAATTATATAAAAATGGCAGATAAATCAATATTTAGTAGGTTACAAAAATTATTTTCAACAAATACTATTGTCAGAAAAACGGCAAAAGGAATCAAAGTCGTAGATACCGATGAGTATCAAAATATGACTACGAACCTAGTTGACCGTTTTATGAAACTAAAAGTTACAAATTATGGAACTGGACAAGTAGAATCTTCATTAGCATATCAACAAGTTAGAATTGACCTATTTAGAGATTACGACTCAATGGATACAGACCCAATTTTATCATCGGCATTAAATGTGTATGCAGACGAATGTACTGCTAGAAATGAAATGGGTAGTGTATTAAAAATACATCACGAAGACGACCAAATCAAACAAGTATTAGAAAATTTATTTTACGATACACTTAATGTTGAATTTAACTTATGGCCATGGGTTAGAAATTTAGTAAAATATGGTGATTTTTACTTACAATTAGAAATGGCAGATGAATTAGGTATTGTGAATACAAACCCATTATCTACTTACGAAATGAGTAGAGTTGAAGGATTTGACCCACAAAACCCACAAAGAGTTAAATTTGTATATGCACCATATCAAAATCCAAATAGTGGATATTCTCAAAATAATAAAAAAGAATACGAAAACTATGAAATTGCACACTTTAGATTAAATGGTGATGCAAACTTCTTACCATATGGAAAATCTATGTTAGAAGGTGGTAGAAGAGTTTGGAAACAATTAATGTTGATGGAAGATGCAATGTTAATTCATAGAGTAATGAGAGCTCCTGAAAAGAGAATCTTTAAAGTGGATGTTGGTAATATCCCACCAAACGAAGTGGATAACTACATGCAGAAGATTATCAACTCATCTAAAAAAGTTCCCTTCGTTGATGAAAGAACTGGTGAGTATAACTTAAAATACAATATGCAAAACTTAATTGAAGATTATTATATGCCAGTTCGTGGTAGTGATAATGGAACTTCAATTGATACTTTAAAAGGTTTGGAATATAATATGATTGATGATATCAACTATTTAAAAAATAAGTTGATGGCTGCTTTACAAATTCCAAAAGCATATTTAGGATATGAAGAAGATACAAATGGTAAAGCAACTCTTGCAGCAATGGATGTTAGATTTGCAAAAACAATTGAAAGAATACAAAGAGTTATCATTTCGGAATTAACTAAAATTGCAATCGTTCACTTATATGCACAAGGAATTGAAGATGATAGATTAACTAGTTTCACATTAGAATTAACTATTCCATCTAAAATATATGAACAAGAAAAGGTTGAATTATATACATCAAAAATAGCATTGATTCAACAAATGCAACAAACCAAAATGGTTTCAAAAGAATGGATGTATAAGGCTATATTAAATATGGCTAAAGATGAACAAGATGAAATGACAATGCAAGTATTAGATGATACAAAACAATCATTCCGTTTAACTTCTATTGAAACACAGGGTATGGACCCGGCTAAACCAACCGGAACCGAAGGTACGACAAATGTTGAAGAAGAAATAGATAATATCAATTCCGAATTGTCAAATGAAGATGAAGGTGGAAGACCAAAAGACCTTACAAGATATGGTAAAGATGACCACCCACAAGGTAGAGACCCGTTGGGTGTTAAAACACTTAAAGCAAAAGAAGGTTCTGTAAAATATAAACCTAGAGAATCATATACTGAAATATTTAAAGATATGAAAGGTAATAAAAAAAAGATTTTAACAGAGAATTTAACAAAAAAGCAATAAACTAATATAAAAACATATTTATATCTGATAAATAATATCAATTGATGAAAAAAATAAAGCATTCAAAGTTTAAAAATACCGGATTTATATTCGAATTATTAGTAAGACAAATTACGTCCGAAATAATGTCTAATAACAAATCTGTTGCAGAAAAAATTTTAAAAGAACATTTTAATTCAAAAAAAGAATTATCTAAAGAATTGAAATTATATCAATATCTTGTTAATGAAAAATATAATTCAGAATCTAAAGCTGAACAATTCATCAACACAATATTAGAAGCTCGTAAAAGATTAGATGAAACTAAACTTACAAGAGAGAAATACAATCTTATTAAAGAAATTAAAGAAACTTATAATTTAGATGAATTTATAAAATCATCTATTTCAAATTATAAAACTCTTGCATCTATTTACAAAATATTTGAAACCGTTACATCTGAAGAACAATTTGACCCAACTGATATCGTTTCATCTCGTTTTACAATTGCAGAAAATATAATCAACTCATCTATTGAAAATAAAGATGTAAAAATTAAAGATGCAGTTTTAGAAGAATATAGAAAACAAGATGAAGATTTAAGAGCAGTATCTTATAAATTATTAGTAGAATCATTTAATAACAAATATAAAAATCTTACAAACGACCAAAAAGGATTATTAAGAGAATATATTAATAATATTAATAATACTGGTAAGTTAAATGAATATGTTGGAAATGAAGTAACTAATTTGGTTACTGCATTGAAAGAAGTAGGTTCTAAAATATCTGACAAAGTTACAAAAATTAAATTAGCAGAAACAATTTCAAATGTTAAAAAAATTAAATCGGTTAAGAAAATAAGAGAACAACACCTATCAGCAATGATGATGACATATGAATTATTAAATGAATTAAAGGAATCTTTAAAAAAATAAAAAATGACAAATTATAGAATATTTAACGCAAAAGAAATCACAACAGGACAATCTGGTTCGTTGGATAGAGCGTGGGGTATAATGGTTAATACATCAATATGTACTGGTACTTTATATTTGGAAGGATTTACAGGTACATCCCATACTACTATGAGTTTGGCATATTTACCAAAAAATACACCAATACCAATATATCCTGCAAATTTACTAATATATAGTGCATCTGCTGCACAACAATCATCTGGTTCAGCTGGTGTTGCAACAACAATGTATAGTGTTCAAGTAACATCTGGTTCAGTATATTTATTAGCTTAATATTATCAAAATGCCAGCAGTATCAAAAGCACAACAGAGATTTATGGGTATGGTTCACGCCGCTCAAAAGGGTGATATGGAAAATCCATCTCCGGAAGTTGAAAAAGCAGCAGACTCAATGTCTGATAAAGATGCTAAAGATTTTGCATCAACTAAACATAAAGGATTACCAAATAAAGTAAAAAGTGAATCAATCAATAAACTTAAAGAAATAATCAAAGGAATGGTTGATGAGATGAATGTTACGGGTAATGTACAAGGATATGATACTCCAAAAGCATTTGCTAAACCTGGAAATGAAAAAAAGAAAGGTAAAAAACAAGCAGACCTTACTGGATATAGTGTAGTAAACGAAAATAGATGGTTAGCATTAAAACAAGACGAATCAACTGCACAATCTAAAATTGGTAGAGGTATATCTAATATCAATAAACAATTAAGAGAAATGGAAAGATTTCTTAATTGGTATGGTAAGATTAAGAATGAAAGTGGTGTTAGTAACAAATCTTATTGGAAAAGGACAAATAGTCATATTTATAGTATACAAGAGAGATTATTAAAATTAGACCAAAAAATCAGACAAATATCAGAATAATGAAATTAGAACAATTAAAACAAATTGTAAGAGAAGTAATAGATGAATCTCATGATGATTATGAGAAATTTTTCAAACACATGCTTACTAAAACTGGCCATTCATTGAAAAACATGTCACCAACGGCTAAAAGTAAATTTTTTATTGCAATCGATAAAGCATATAAAGCTAAGAACGAAGGTAAATTGAGAGGATATAACGAAGACTTACCTGGAAATCAAGATGTATTGGATGTAGATAAAGATGGTGAAATCGAAGCTTCTGATTTGGCAAAATTGAGAAACAAGAAATAATGAGTAAAGGATTATTGATAGAAACACATTTGTTTGAAGCAAAACTTCAAAAAGAAGAAAATGGAACTTATTTGGTTAAGGGAATTCTTCAACGTGCAGGTGCTCCAAATCAAAATCACAGAAGATATCCTAAAGAGATATTAGAAAGGGAGTGTAAAAAATACAATCAACTTATTCAAGAAAGAAGAGCATTGGGTGAATTAGACCATCCTGAGTCTCCAGTTATCAACCTAAAAAATGTATCACATAATATTAGAGAAATTTGGTGGGAAGGTGATGATGTTTGTGGTGTGGTAGAAATTCTTTCAACTCCATCTGGTAATATCTTAAAAGAATTATTGAAGAATAATATTCGTTTGGGTATTTCATCAAGAGGATTGGGTTCGGTAAAAAATATGAATGATGGGACTGTAATGGTTCAGGAAGACTTTGAATTAGTAGGATGGGACTTTGTATCAAATCCATCAACACATGGTGCATTTATGGCTCCTATGAACGAATCTAAACAATGGGCACAACAAGCTGAAGAATGTGGTAAATGGTGTAAGTCACAAGATTTAATGAGAGAAATTATAATAGAATTAAACTAATAAGATGATAAAGTTAAAAGATTTAATGAAAGAAAATGAGGAATTTCAAAAATTGCCTTCAAATTTAAAGAAGCATTTTTTGGAAATCATTTCAACATATGGTCAACATAGAGAAGGAATAAGTAGAAAATCGGACATTAGACAAGTTGCAGAAACATTGGGTGCAATTGCAGATGCTGCACAAGAATACACTTTAAGAGAAGGTGATGATTGGTTTGATAGAGTGACTATTAAAAGAAATATGGGTGAGTTGAAAAAACTACAAAGTTCGTTTGAAAAAGAAGCATTAGAAGCTTCTGCACAACAACAAAGATTGGAAGCTCTTTACGAAGATATGGGACATGTATTAGGTAGATATTTTGAAATAGCAGATATTACTGAAGATGTTATGAAAAAAAGATTGGGTATCAGAGAAAATAAAAATAAATAAATGGAACAATTGGCATCATTATTATTACATAGTAGAACACAGGCACATGCATTCCATTGGGGACAAAAAGGTGTTGGGTCATTATCCGCACACTTAGCATTGGGAACTTATTATGAAACAATTGGTGGATTAATTGATGGATTAGTTGAAGCATATCAAGGACAATATGGTTTAATTAAAATACAAGGAATTGGAACTATTGATACTAATAATGACATCAAAAATGTTATTGCATATTTTGAAAAATTATGTAAATTAGTTGATAAGTTAAGAAAAGACGAAAAATTACAAATGAGTTGGTTACAAAACGATATAGATACGGTTGTAACTTTATTATACTCTACAAAATATAAATTGGTTAATTTACAATAAGGATGTTAATAGTTAGTGTTAAGGGTGGAAATATAGAGTGGGCATTAAAGGATTATAAAAGAAAGGTTCAGTCCACAAAACAAATAGAAGAACTTAGAGATAGAAAGAATTTTACTAAACCCTCTAAGAGAAAAAGGTTACAAAGAGAAGAAACTATAAGAAAAAACAAATTATTTTAGTAGTTTTCTTTAGTTTTCTAAAAAATTTACATATTTATTATCAAATATCTTATTTTTTATTATAAGATTACAAGACATCGTTGGTTAATGAATACCCTTCTCTATAAGGTGTGACCGAACAATCAACATAATTACATTGGAGTTTCTTATACGAAATA